ACACTCTTTCCCTACACGACGCTCTTCCGATCTCTTTATTTTTTCTCCGGCGGGATATTTGGCGAAACCAATTTACATTGATATTTAGCTGGAACAATTGAGTAACATATTATAAACAGATTTTTTGACATATATGGCGGTTTGGTCTTTGAATTAATTCAGACTGGATCGCCATATTTTTGAATTTATATGACACTTAGTAAAGCTCACAGGGAATATACAGAAACCTTATTTCGGATACTTCGTTCGTATTTTGTAGACATACCTCCTACAAATATTTATGCTCACCTCTGCATTTGATCTCCTTTCAGTAGAGATTGATGGAGCATTTTACCCTGTGAGCCTTACTAAATGCCATATAAAACTATTGCAAAACTATGACAGAACAAACTAATAGGAGGCGATAACAATGGCTAAGGTTACAACAACTACTTCTAAACAGCGGAAGAAGTTGCGTCCAGCTCTATCACCAGAAGCTAGAGAGAATCAGATGATAGCCCTTGCGGTAGATCTGGCTGAACAGCAGTTGATTGACGGTACCGCCTCAGCACAGGTGATTACACATTTTTTAAAACTTGGCACTACGAAAGCTGAGTTAGAAAAAGAAAAGATTCGAAAAGAAACAGAACTTCTCGGAGCGAAAATTCAGATGGCAGATAGTATTGAGGAACAGAAGAAGCTTGCCGAAGATGCTATTAAAGCTATGCGAAATTATAGTGGAACAGGTGAAGACGATGATTACGAATCTTAAATCATATTCTGAACTGATAACACTGCCAACGTTTATAGAACGGTTTAATTATCTGCAATGCAGAGAGCTTATCGGATATGAAACATTTGGACACGATCGATATCTGAACCAAAGCTTATATCGAAGCAATGAATGGAGACGATTCAGGAGAGATATTATCATACGCGATAATGGATGTGATCTCGGATGCGACGGGTACGAATTATATTCGAGAATTATAATTCATCATATAAATCCCCTTACTGTGGAAGATATATTAAATCGTAGCAGCAAAGTTTTTGACCCAGAAAATGTTATTTGTACATGTCTGAATACACATCAAGCTATTCATTTCGGAGATGAAACAATTCTCAACTTAGGACCAATTGAAAGAAAGAAAAATGATACATGTCCATGGAGGCATGATTAGAGGAGGCAACTATGGAAGACAGCATATTAACCTCGGTAAAAAAGATGCTCGGCATAGCGGAAGATTATACGGAGTTTGATCTCGACATCATTACCCATATAAATTCTGTTTTCATGATTCTGGCTCAGATAGGAATCGGTCCAGCTGACGGATTTATGATCCAGGATAAAACAACGGTATGGAGAGATTACATCCCATCTGGTAAAAATCTTGAATCGGTCAGATCGTATATGGCTTTAAAAGTACGTCTCATTTTTGACCCACCGCTTAGCTCATCAGTAGCCGAAGCAATAAAACAGAATATTACCGAGTTGGAGTTCAGACTTAATTTCCAGGCCGAATTAAATAACGGAAAGGAGGTAAGTCAAAATGATTAATGAACAGGAACTCTACCATTACGGCGTTATGGGTATGAAATGGGGACGGCGACGATATCAGAACAGAGACGGATCTTTAACCAACACTGGTAAACGGCATTACGAAAAAGATATGAACAAACTGAAAGCCGAGAAGAAAAAACTTCGGAATGAAGAACGTACAAAAAAGAAAATTCAGAAACTTAAAGCTCTTGAATCAGAAGTTGATACTCTGAAGAAGAAATCTAAACAGCCTGAAAAAGAAGAGACTCCTGCGGAAACACCGGAGCAGAAAAGAGCTAGGCTGCTTAATAGCACAGATGCGAAAGAACTGTATAAAAATAAGAATCTACTTACTACAGCTGAACTGAATGATCGTATTAATCGTATCGATACAGAAGCGCGTCTCAAAAGTAAAATATCGGTCGAACAGCAGAAGAGTGGTATGGATTATGTTAACGACAAAATGCAGAAAACTACAAATGCAGTCAATAAGGCGGTTAATCTTTTCAAAACCGTCGACAGTGCATATAGTTCTGTCGCAAATTCCGCCATTGGTAAAAGATTAGCAAAAGAACTTGGTATTGAGCAGAAAAAGAAAGACTTCAACCTCGATAAGTTCTGGGCAACTCGAAACGGCAAGTCAACACAAGAATTGCTAGATGCCAATAAAAGACTTCTTGCAGAAGAATCCATACGAAAGATTAAAGAGAGTCGCGATGAAACCGAACGAAAAAATCGCGAATCAGAATCCAATTTGGAGAATGCTCAGAAGCAAGTGAACGACTATTTCGAAAAGTGGCAGAATCAAGGATACGATTCTTCCGGAAGTTACAGTAAAAAAGGATCCGATATTACCGACAGCCGTACTTATACAAGAACAACAAATCCAGCAAATACACCATTGTTGGAATATGCAGAAAAATACACAGCCACCTATAAAGATGTCTATGGAGAAGGTAAGAGTAAATTCTCTGGATGGGATAAACCGTATAACAGCAATACCGATTCTGGAGAAAATTACGTAAATACTCTCCTACTGGAAGATAAGAGATACAGAAAATGAGGATAATCAATGAGTGAAATGATTAAAAAAAAAGATGACGTACTTTGTCATTATGGTGTTCCTGGAATGAGGTGGGGAGTCAGACGGTATCAAAATAAAGACGGAACATTAACCGAAAAAGGACGCATTAAATATAAAGAAATAATTAGTTCACAGAATATAAAGAAGCAGGATTTAGAAGCAAAAGAGAGCGATAAAAAACACCTTCAAAAAACACCGAGTATAGTTACAAATGTATCCAAAGGAACCGATATAATCAAAAAAGGCACACAGATATATAGAATTGGTAATTCTGGAGAGTCGATAGATCGTAAGCGAAAATATGTTTCAATAACAGATTACGATAGAGGCACTTATTCCGGTTCATGGGAATATTTACCATTGGATATGAATAAAAATGTGAGCGAATATACATATTCCGCTAAAAAGAAATTGACCGTAGCAAACGGAAAAAATGTCGCTGATTATATAGTTAAAAAATATGGCGACAAATCGATGAAAGAATGTGTTCAGGATCTGGAAAAGTCGCATATGGGGAAATATCCGTATTACTTACCACCGAAAGAAGCCAAAAAATATAAATGGGCTATAGATTACAACAAAAGTATGCGTGAGAAAGGTCATAAGTTTATTAAAGAACAGATGAAAAAGCACTCTGACGAAATTGTGGAACATTATATTAAAAAAAAATATGACGCCATTGTCGATCCTGAAGATTATCTTAGTCTGTACGCCGAATATCCTGTGATAATACTAAACCCTTCAAAAAGTTTAAAAATGAAAAAGGAAAACAAATTTTTCGAAGCGTCATAGCGCGAAGTAATATATAAGATTATATTTGCAATTGTAATAAAAATCTTATATTGATATGAATCAATAAAAGGAGAAATAATTGAATTATGGCATTATCTAATACGGCCACCCCGAAATACTACGGTCGTTTTAGAGACGCCGTAATGCGTGGAGAGATACCTGTGAACCGGGAAATCTCCATGGAAATGAATAGAATAGATGCATTAATAGAAAACCCTGGCGTGTTTTACGATGATAAAGCAGTCGAGGGTTTTATTAATTATTGCGAAAGTGAGCTTACTCTGACGAATGGAGAAGACTTACATCTATTAGATTCGTTTAAGGTTTGGGCTGAAGAAATTTTTGGGTGGTATTATTTCGAAGAGCAAAGTGTTTACAGCCCGAAAGAAAAACGGTATGTCCGCAAATCGATAAAGAAAAGGCTTGTTACAAAGCAGTATTTGATTGTAGCCAGAGGTGCTGCGAAGTCGATGTATGCTTCGTGTATTCAAAGTTATTTCTTAAATGTTGATACTTCAACAACACATCAGGTTACAACAGCACCGACAATGCGACAATCTGAGGAAGTTATTGCGCCAATACGAACTTCAATCACCAGGGCAAGAGGGCCACTGTTTAAATTTCTGACAGATGGATCGTTACAGAATACCACTGGTTCGAAGGCGACAAGGCAAAAATTAGCCAGTACCAAAAAAGGTGTTGAGAATTTCATTACTGGATCACTATTAGAAATTCGTCCGATGAGTATCGATAAACTTCAGGGCTTGAATAGTAGGATTAATACAGTGGATGAATGGCTCTCTGGCGATGTTCGTGAAGATGTTATCGGTGCTTTGGAACAGGGCGCCTCAAAGAACGATGACTATTTGATATTAGCAATCAGTTCTGAGGGTACTGTTCGAAATGGTAGTGGCGATACTATCAAAATGGAATTATCGAAGATTCTCAAGGGTGAATACATTAACCCGCGAGTATCAATCTGGTGGTACAAACTGGATTCTGTCGATGAAGTGGCAAATCCAGAAATGTGGATTAAAGCAAATCCGAATATAGGATTAACAGTTAAATGGGATGTATATCAGCAGGATGTAGATAGGGCTGAACATGCCCCTGCAGTAAGAAACGATATTCTTGCAAAAAGATTTGGAATACCAATGGAAGGTTACACCTACTACTTTACGTATGAAGAGACAAAACCTCATCGAAAAAGAGAGTTCTGGAGTTTGCCTTGCGCATTGGGAGCCGATCTTTCTCAAGGAGACGATTTCTGTGCATTTACATTCTTATTCCCGCTTACAAACGGGACATTTGGTATCAAAACCATTAACTACATTTCTTCCCTTACTCTTCAGAAGTTACCTGCAGCTATGCGGGAAAAATATAACGATTTCATGAAAGAGGGAAGCCTGATAGTTCTCGAAGGGGCAATTTTGGATATGATGGAAGTTTATGAAGATTTGGACAAGCATATCATCAATTGCAATTACGATGTCCGTTGTTTCGGATACGATCCGTATGGAGCGAAAGCTTTCGTAGAACGTTGGGAACTTGAGAATGGTCCGTTCGGAATCGAAAAAGTTATACAGGGAGCAAGGACTGAATCAATACCTCTTGGGGAACTGAAGAAGCTTTCCGAAGAACGTATGTTGTTGTTTGATGAAGATATCATGTCTTTTGCTATGGGTAACTGTATCACCCTGGAAGATTCAAACGGTAACCGGAAATTATATAAGCGAAAAAGAGAGCATAAGATCGACTGTGTAGCAGCTATGATGGACGCTTTTGTCGCTTACAAGGAAAACAAAGAAGCATTCGATTAGAAAGGAGATACAAATATGATGGAATTAAAAGATACTGTTGAAATGATGAATAGTTCTGATTATAAAGAACGATTTAAAGCTGAGTATTATCAGACAAAAATCAGATATGAGAAGTTACATTCGATGCTGATCAAAAATGAGGCTGGAGTTTTGGATTTTAAACCTACCTGTCCGGTTGCTAAGTTGGTAGAACAGAAACGGTATATGGGCGAATACCTTAGAATGCTCGAAATACGGGCAGCTATCGAAGGTATTGATTTGTAGGAAGTATTGCGTATGAGCGATGTAATAATACATAGATTCCATAAGTATGAAAGTAAATACTGGAAAAACGGAAGATGGCATTATATTTATGGACTTCAAGATCTATACCGACAGCAAGGATATAAGCGGACCAATCATGGTGATAGGCTGAATCAACAGTATTCAAGAGATACGGATAAGATATTTTCCAGTACTAAGAAAATAACTTTTAATGGTGACCAGAAAGTTACACTTCGTGATAGAGGTAAACTTGAACGGGCCACTGACTCCGCGAAAAGGAAATTGCGTTATAAAACAGCTCCTCTACAAGGAAAAGTTCGACAGACGAAAAAAGCCGCTGATAATGTGATGAATAAAATATCAAAGCAAGTGAACAAGTCGACAGGAGTGATGAAGAAAAGCGTAAATCGAGGCATGAAAAAAGTAGATAACTTCCTTGCCAAACATGCAGAAGTATCTACAAAAATTACATACGCGGATAAATCAGGAAAAACACGTACACGATATTCTAACGGGAGGTCAGTGACATTTAAATGAATGAATATTACATAAGTAGAGAAAACGAGTCCAAAGAAGACATCGAACACTATGGTGTGTTGGGAATGAAATGGGGTGCCAGACATGATACCGCTAAAGCATATTCCCAAGCCAGTGCTAAAAAGACACGACTGGAAAATAAAGTCGCGAAAACAAGAAATGAATATTTGAAGAAATCTGCAAAAGCAAATAGTGGTGTTTCAGTCAAATATCGGAAGAAAAAAGCCAAAGCTGATAAATTACAGTTCAAAGCTGATAAAAAGAAATATAGTTTCTTTAGTAATGCTAATAAAGCTGCTGAACTGCAGGCAAAAGCAGATCGCGCTTTATATAAAGCTAATAAATATAAGTATAAATACGAGAAGAGAAAAGCTACAGAATCAAAAGCTAGTGGTAAATATGCCAGAGCACAAAGAAAAGCAGAACGTTGGGTTAGAGCAATGGATCGCACTTTTGCTAATTATGATGTGTCTAAGCTTACCTCACAGCAGACTAGCAAAGGTGAAGCAGTAGCTAAGAAAATGGTTGCAGCAGCGGCATAACAGGAGAAAATCAAAATGGAACTTAATTTTATGACCAGGTTGAAACACTCCTGGAACGCCTTTATGAATCGAGATCCGACATATAACTCATTTCGTGATATTGGTATGAGTAGTTCATTCAGACCGGATCGACCGAGACTTACAAGAGGTAATGAACGGACTATCATTACAGCCATTTACAATAGAATAGCGACTGATGTGTCTGGAATTAACATCAATCACTGTAGAGTGGATGGAAACGGAAGATTCGTAGAAAACATCAACTCGTCATTAAATAATTGTTTGACACTTGAGGCGAATATCGATCAAACAGGTCGAGCATTTATTCAAGATGTTGTTATTTCGATGCTGGATGAAGGCTATGTTGCAATGGTTCCTGTAGATACAACAATTGATCCAGCCATTTCTGGATCTTACGAAATCGACTCTATGCGAACCGGAAAAATACTTGAATGGTATCCACAGCATGTGAAAGTTCGAGTTTACAATGAGAAAACAGGACAAAGAGAAGATATTACTCTTCCGAAAGCTTCAGTTGCAATCATCGAAAATCCGTTCTATGCGGTTTTTAATGAGCAAAACTCAACAATGCAGCGACTTATCAGGAAGCTTAATATTCTCGATATTGTGGACGAACAGAGCAGTGCTGGAAAATTGGATTTGATTATTCAGTTACCATATGTAACCAGATCAGATGCAAGACGACAAGAAGCTCAGCGCCGTAGAAAAGAAATGGAAGATCAGCTCATGAACTCCAAGTACGGTGTAGCGTATGCAGACAGTTCCGAAAAGATTATTCAGCTGAATAGATCTCTGGATAACAATCTTATGAAGCAGATCGAATATTTGACCAATATGCTCTATAGTCAGCTCGGTATTACTCAGGCAATCCTAGATGGATCTGCGAACGAACAGGAATTACTGAATTATAACAACCGACTGATTGAACCGATTGTATCCGCTATAGTCGATGAAATGAAAAGGAAGTTCTTAACGAAAACGGCACGTTCACAGCTCCAAACGATCAAGTTCTTTCGGGATCCGTTTAAACTGGTTCCAATTAACAATATTGCAGACATTGCTGATAAGTTTACTCGTAATGAGATTCTTACATCGAATGAGATCCGCCAGATTATTGGTATGAAACCGTCTAATGATCCAAAAGCGGATCAGTTGATTAACAGTAATCTTAATCAGCCGGAGAATGCTATAAACCAGCCAGTCGATAGCGAGAAACTGAAAAAAAATCCGGAGAACTATGATCAGCCAGAAGAGCAACAGGAAAACACTTCTCAAAATGAAGACATATCTATCATGGATATACCAATATCACAATTACCCAATTATGTTTAACAACTGAATAATGGAGGCAAATCAAAATGGCAAAAAAATTTGACATCAGTGGTTGGGCTACCAAAGCGGACATGCTCTGTTCAGATGGCGTCATTATTAAAAAAGATGCCTTTAAAGACTGCGATGGAGTAACTGTACCACTGGTATGGAATCATCAGCATAATAGCCCGAACGAAGTCCTCGGTCATGCCTTACTTGAAAATCGCGACGACGGTGTATATGCATACTGCACATTTAATGATACGAAATCTGGACAGACAGCAAAATTACTTGTTCAGAGCGGAGATGTAAACCGTTTTTCGATTTATGCGAATAAGATCAAACGTAGGGGATCCGATGTAATTCACGGTATTATTCGTGAATTAAGTCTGGTTTTAGCTGGTGCTAATCCAGGTGCCGTAATTGATACGGTTATGATGCATGGCGAAGACTCTTATGAAGAGGGATATATTAGCTCAGGCGAATATATAGAAAACGTGGGAAATTTATTCCACTCAGACGACACTGCTACGAAAGGAGATAAAGAAATGGCAGATAATACTAAGAAACAGGATAATCAGTCAGAAGGCGAAACGATTAAAGACGTTTTTGATACATTATCCGATAAACAGAAGCAGGCTGTATACGCCATGATCGGTCAGATCCTGGAAGACAATGGAATCGATCCAGATGACGATAATGACGAAAATGTAAAACATTCCGAGGATAATCCAGAAGAAGGTGGAAAATCCGGTAAAGAAAAAACAATCGGCGATGTATTTAACAGTATGACCGATGAACAGAAAAATGTTGTTTATGCTATGATCGGACAGGCTCTGGAAGATGCCGGAGTAACCGACGATGAAGATGAAGAAGATGAAGGAGGAAACAACAACATGAAACACAATGTATTTGATAACAGCGATTACATGGCAGGTGATGCAGACGACAGAGAAGTTCTGTCTCAGTCCGAATTTAAGGAGATCATGGGTGAAGCTCGTAGAAATGGTTCTCTGAAAGATGCATTCATTCAGCATGGAATCACCAATGTCGATTATCTGTTCCCAGACGCGCAGACAGTCGACAACGAACCTGGATTCATCAAAAGAAATGATGACTGGGTTGCCAAAGTAATGAATAAAGTACACCATACACCGTTCAGCCGGATTAAATCTGTATTCGCCAATATTACAGCAGATGAAGCTCGTGCGAAGGGATACGTTAAAGGTAAAAAGAAAGTCGATGAAGTGTTCCCACTGTTAAAACGAGTTACCACTCCTGTTACTGTTTATAAGAAACAGACCCTGGATCGTGACGACGTTATCGATATCGTAGACATGGATGTTGTAGCTTGGCTGAAGAAAGAAATGAGAACGATGCTGGACGAGGAGCTGGCCCGTGCAATCCTTGTTGGTGATGGCAGAAATCAGTCCTCTTCTGACAAAATCAATGAGCAGAACATCCGCCCGATTTGGACAGACGATGACGTATATACCGTTAAAGCAGCTGTTCCGATCACCAAAGAAACAACTGGTCCGGAAAAGGCTAAAGCATTTATCAAAGTTGCAATTAGATCCAGAAAAGAATACAAAGGTTCTGGAAATCCGGACATGTATATTGATGAAGATATTCTGACAGAATGCTTACTGCTGGAAGATAACAATGGTCGTGTTATTTACGACACCGTTGAAAAACTGGCCACAGCACTGCGTGTTCAGGAAATTATTCCTGTTCCGGTTATGGAAAATATGAAACGTGAAAAAGGTGCTAATACCCATATCCTGGGTGGTATCTATGTAAACCTGAAGGATTACAATGTCGGTGCTGACAAAGGTGGAGCAGTTAATATGTTCGATGATTTTGATATCGATTATAACCAGCAGAAATATCTGATCGAAACAAGATGCTCTGGTGCAATGGTTACACCATATGGTGCTGTAGCTATCGAGTTCGTAGGAACAACTGCAGATCTGACTCAGGCAGCTGCGTAATTTCTATCTGATCAATTATAAAACTAAACAGGCATAATTGTGAGTCCAACTTCAAATCGGAGTGAGGGCTTATTTTTATGCCTAAAAGTCAAAATGGAGTGAAGAACAATGAACAAATGGTGTGGGAAAATCGGATTTGTAGCGTCTGATGAAATCGAACCAGGAATGTGGGTTGATGAGGGTATTGTCGAAAGAAAATATTTCGGTGATGTTTCCAGTAATCGATGGAAGCGCCAAACCACTAGCGAAAAACTTTCAGATGACATAAATATGTCAAACCAGATAAGTATCGTAGCTGATCCATACGCCAGAGATCATTGCTCAAATATGGCGTATATCGAATTTATGAACGAAAAGTGGAAGATTACTGATATAGAAGTGCAATACCCAAGACTAATCTTGAGTATCGGAGGTGTGTATAATGCGTAGCCGTTTGGAATTACAAACAAAATTGGAAGAAATCTCAGGCACCAAACATGTCTACTTTGCGCCACCTGCGTCGCTAAAAATGGAATATCCGGCAATCAGATATGCACGAGGAAAAATAGATACGAGATACGCGGACAATAAGAAATATATCAGTAAGACTCGTTATGTTGTGACAGTTATTAGTAGAAGACCGATGGATCCATTAGTCGACAAGATTATGGAACTTCCATACTGTGCCCACGATAGGGATTATGAGATTGATAACTTATATCATGTTTCGATGACTTTGTATTTCTAAAGTTAAAAGTTGGTTGGGAATCACATATGAAATGGGACGAGCTGAAAAAGCGGGTGTGATAAAAATAATTTAAAAGGGAGGAAACTATAATGCCAAGACTCGAATGGGATAAAGTTGGAGAAAGACTTTATGAAACTGGTGTAGATCAGGGTGTTTTGTATGTTCAGGATGAAACCGGCGCGTATCCGGAAGGCGTAGCATGGAGTGGACTTAGATCTGTTTCTGAGAGTCCATCTGGAGCAGAACCATCGCCACTGTATGCAGATAATATCAAATATCTGAACCTGTTATCCAATGAGGAATTCGCAGCAACTATCGGAGCGTATTACTCTCCGGAAGAATTCGATGCCTGCGACGGAACTGCTACTCTTACTAAAGGTGTGACAGTCGGACAGCAGAAACGTAAGACTTTTGGTCTGTGTTATAGAACCAAAATCGGTAATGATATCGATGGTGATGATCACGGATACAAAATCAAAATTATTTACGGTGCTCTGGCAAAACCGTCTCAGAAAGAGTATCAGACAGTTAACAATGATCCAAGTGCTATCGAACTGTCCTGGGAAGTAAGTACCACTCCAGTTAAAGTGACTGGTATGAAACCTACGGCTACTCTGGAAATCGATTCCACAAAGATCGAACCTGCAAAACTGAAAGCACTGGAAGATGTTCTGTATGGAACAGGTGAGAATAAAGCAAGACTGCCACTTCCAGATGAAATCAAAACTCTGGTAGGAGTAGCAGCGTAAGATTTACCGAAGACCCCATCTTAAAAAGCGGTGGGGTCTTTTATTTTACATTTTGTCAAAGTTGAAAGGAGATAAACTATGTTAAAAAAACAGATTAAATATACAGATTACAATGGAACAGAGCGTGACGAAAACTTTTGGTTTAACTTATCAAAAGCTGAACTGATGGATATGGATCTTATGACACCTGGTGGATTCAATGGCATGGTGATGAAAATCATCGCAGCTCAGGACACACCGTCTCTTGTTACACTCTTTAAAGATATCATCTTCAAAGCATATGGTGAAAAGAGTGCTGACGGAAAACGGTTTATTAAATCCAAAGAATTGTCGACAGCGTTCTCCCAGACAGAGGCATATTCAAATCTGTATATGGAGCTGGTTACAAATACGGAAGCTGCAATCGAATTTATCAACGGAATCGTTCCTAAAGACCTGGCTGATGAAGCAGCAAAACAGCAGACGACAGAATCAGCAGCACTTCCGGTAGCCTAAAATAAGTATGAAAAAGTAGGGTGGTGAAAAAAAATGCTTCCTATTATAATACCTGCCAGAGAAGCAACGGAACTGTGGGATGAACAGAATGAAATGTTTATTCCAGTTCCGGCAATGAAGGAACAGAAATTACAATTAGAGCATTCTCTCATCGCTCTTTCAAAATGGGAATCCAAATGGTGCAAACCGTTCTTTGACAGCAAGGAACTAACACCAGAGGAGACTATAGATTACATAAAATGTATGACGGTTAACAGCAATGTTGATCAGAGAGCCTACAAATATATTGATCAGCCAACAATGAAAAAAATAATGAATTATGTATATGCTCCGATGACAGCATCTTCAGTACCAGATGAAAAAGGTAAAAATACTGGAGAACGGATCACATCGGAGCTTATTTATTATTGGATGGTCGCTTGTGGCATTCCGTTCGAATGCGAAAAATGGCATTTGAACAGATTGATCATGCTCATAAGAATTTGCAATTTTAAGAATCGAGATCCTAAGAAAATGAGTGCAAATGAATTACGTAGCAAATACGCAAGTATAAATGCGGCTCGACGTAAAAAATACGGTAAGCATTAGGAGAGCAGAATGATTTCATTTAGACAAAAGGGCGATTTTTCAAAAGCCACTAGATGGTTTGAGAATCTGAAGCAAATTGCACATCTCAGTATTCTTGATAAGTACGGAAAAGAGGGGGTGGCTGCCCTTGCGTCTGCTACTCCTAAAGACAGCGGTTTGACTGCAAATTCGTGGGGTTATACGATCGAACGCTCATCTGGCTCTGCGAAGATAATATTTGAAAATTCGAATGTGAACAAAGGTGTAAATATCGCCATCATATTGCAATACGGGCATGGTACCGGTACCGGAGGCTGGGTCGAAGGAAGAGATTATATCAATCCTGCGATTCAGCCTATTTTTGACAGAATAGCAGAAGAGGCATGGGAGGAGGTCACTAAGGTATGAGTAAAACAGTTGATAATAGAGTCTTGGAGATGCGGTTTGATAACCAGCAGTTCGAAAAAGGCGTGGCACAGAGTATGTCCACACTGGATAAGCTCAAACAGAAACTGAACTTTACCGGAGCCTCCAAAGGTTTAGAAAGTATTAACGCCGCAAGTAAGGGTATTAATTTCAATGGAATAACGTCGGGTGTTGATGCTTTACGTGTTAAATTTTCAGCATTGCAAGTAGCCGGAGTGACTGCGATGCAGAATATAACCAACTCCGTCATGAATACAGGCAAACACATGATGAGTGCCATAACGACAGATCCTATTCGAGAGGGCTTTAGGGAATATGAAACACAGATTAATGCAGTTCAGACTATTCTGGCAAACACCCAAAAAGAAGGCACGAATGTTGAGATAGTAAATAAAGCGTTGGACGAATTGAATACATACGCCGATAAAACTATTTATAACTTTACGGAGATGACTCGTAACATCGGTACTTTTACAGCTGCAGGTGTAAAATTAGGAACTTCAGTAAACGCTATCCAGGGTATCGCCAACTTAGCAGCCGTATCAGGATCCAACTCTCAGCAGGCTTCTGTGGCTATGTATCAGTTATCCCAGGCATTGGCAGCTGGAACAGTCAAATTGATGGACTGGAACTCCGTTGTAAATGCAGGAATGGGTGGCCAGGTATTTCAGGATGCGTTAACAGAAACTTCTGAAAAGCTTAATACAGGAGCAAAAGCAGCGATAGCAGCTGAAGGGTCTTTTAGAGAATCGTTAAAAACTGGATGGTTGACATCAGAAGTTCTTACGGAAACTTTGAAAAAATTTACAACATCTGGTGCTACTGAATATGTTGCCGAATATACAGACTTATCAAAAGACGCAGTAGAGTCGATACTTAAAGAAACGGATGCTTGGGGAAAAGATAAAGACGCTATCGATAAAGCCGCAAAAGCCCTCGCTGAAAAATCAGGTAAAAGCGAAGAAGAAATTAAAAACATTCTTCAGTTCGCAAAAACTGCACAGGATGCTGCTACAAAAGTAAAAACATTCACACAGCTTATTGATACATTGAAGGAAGCTCTTGGTTCTGGTTGGACACAGACATGGAGATTGATTATTGGCGATTTCGAAGACGCAAAAGAATTATGGACAAACGTCAGCGATTTCTTCAGCGATATTATCAATAAGTCTGCCGAGACGAGAAATAAGATTGTAGAAAAAGCACTTGGCAGTCCGTTTGCGAAGCTTGTGGAAAAGATCAATTCTGTTACTACAGCTACAGAGACGGTTACGGAAGCGACGAAAAATTTTGATGAAATTGTTACACAGGTAATTCGTGGAAATTTCGGAAATGGGCAAAAGCGTTATGACTCATTAACAAAAGCCGGATATGATTGGGCTTATATCCAGAATAAAGTAAATGAAAGACTTGGGGATAGCACTCGTCATGCTACTGATTTTAAAGAATCTACGGATAAGTTAAATAAATCCCAGGCTGAAACGGTAGAGACATTACTCAAAATGTCCGATGCAAAACTTAAAGATAAGGGATTTACAGATCAGGAAATAAAAGCTTTTCGTGAACTCGAGGAACAATCGAAAAAAACTGGAGTTTCGATAGAAGAAATATTCAAAGAATCGGAAAAATTAAGTGGCCGTAATTTGGCTATCGACTCTTTCAAAAATGCAGCAAAGGGAATCGTCACCATTTGCACATCTATAAAAGATGCTTGGAAAACAGCATTTTGGGGTGACTCAACAGAAGACGAAATAATAGAAACAAAAGCACAGGCTATATACAGCGCTATCGGTGCAATGCATAAGTTTTCACAATCATTAGTTGTAAGCAAAGAGACAGCTGATAATGTAAAGAGAACTTTTGCTGGATTATTTTCAATTCTTGATATGATGACCACATTGACTGGTGGTGGTTTGAAATTAGGCTTTAAGATTTTATCATCAGTACTAAGTCAATTACATCTCAATATTTTTGAAGTCACTGCAATCATAGGTGATGCTCTCGTAAAAATTCATGATGTGATACTCAACAACGGCATAATAGCGACGTCAGCGAAAGCAATAATCAGTGTGGTTCAAACGGTGATAAGTACCGTTAAATCACTTTATAGCGCCTTTTCCAATATGCCAGTGATCCAGCAGGCGATAGAAAAAATCACAGAAGCATTTAACAGACTATCCAATATTGACCTTAGCTCTATTGGTAAAAGGATAATGGCTGGTATTACCGGGATACTAGGTAAATTCGGTTTTGAGAGTGTCGGAACTAATATCACCAGTGGGATTCAAAATGGGTTAATTTCCGGAGCAGGTAGTGTTATTTCTACGATGATGGAAATAGCTACCTCCATTATTAACGCTATATGCGATATTCTTCAAATTCATTCCCCATCTCGTAAGATGCAAGAAATCGGTAAGTTTGCGATGGAAGGCCTTTGTAACGGTATTAAAGATGGAAGTTCAAAAATATGGACGGTACTATCTGATATAGGAAGTAAGATTCTCGAATGGGCTAGCAGCATTGATTGGAGTAAAGTATTCGCATTTGGTGTTGCTGTTGGAATTATAGTTATCACGAAACAGCTTGCAGATGCAGTTACAAACTTCTCGAAAGCTTTTGCCGGATTTGGAAACGTGATGAACGCTGTTGCTAACGTAATAAATGGCTTTGATGGTGTTCTTGATGGAATAAAAGCTGAATATAAATCCAAAGCACTAAAAAATCTGGCGATATCAATTGGTATTCTAACAGCTTGTATTGTTGCCATTGCTCAACTTCCAATCGGAAAAGCATGGAACGCTGTGGTAATAATAACTCTTTTATCCGGTTTGCTCATAGGCTTATCCTTTGCTGTAAGTAAAATGTCGGATGCATCTATATCAATAGGCAAAAAAGGCGCAAATATTGAAGGCTTAAAAACGGGTCTTATCCAGATAGGTGTAGCTCTTATAGCCTTGGCTGCAATTGTAAAATTGATTGGATCAATGAGTTTGGAACAGGCTGTACAGGGATTTGCAGGCCTTACGATTTTGATGGCTGAATTACTCATATTTCTTAAAATCATGGGGAAAGTCGGCGAAAGTAAAGGGTTTGAAAATACTGATGGAATGACCACTATGATGGTTAAACTGGCAGTAGCGCTTGGTCTGATGGCGGTCGTTGTAAAATTAATTTCGACGTTATCAGCCGAACAGATGCTACAGGGAGCCGCTTTCGCACTTGCGTTTACATCGTTTGCAGTCTCGATGGGTGTTGCAGCAAGAATAGCGGGACCGTTTGCTAAAACGTTTGGGACCATGGTTAAAAGACTTACTATTTCAATGGCGTTAATGGTTGGTGTATGTAAACTCGTCGATTTATTATCAGTAGAAGAGATGCTGAAAGGAGCCGCTTTTGTTACAGCGTTTGTAGTGTTTATTGGGCTGCTTGCTAAAGTAACTAAGTTTGCTGGCTCTAATACGGATAAACTTGGTTTAATGCTTTTATCTATATCATTCTCGATGACATTAATGGTGGGTATATGTAAACTTGCCGGAATGCTGTCAGAAGATGAGATGAAAAAAGGAGCCGCCTTTGCTGCAGCATTTATTATATTTGTCGCTGCTCTGAAGAAAGTGACAACTATATCAAACACGGAGCAGACTGCGAAATTAACAGCCACCATTTTAGCAATGACTATTGCAATCGCCGGTTTAGCAGCTATATCCATCGCTTTGAGTTTGGTGGATATTCCGAGTTTAGCAAAAGGCATTGTTGCTGTTGGATTACTTGGAGCTATATTGGCAGGGATGATCCAAGCTACAAAAGGCGCGAACGATGTAAAAGGATCCATTATTGCTATGGCAGTGGCTATAGGCGTTATGACAGTGTCTGTAGTAGCATTATCGTTTATCGATCCATCCAGACTCGCTGGAGCTACAGCAGCACTCGGTATCCTGATGGGTATGTTTGCTTACATCGAGAAATCGGCACCACTGATTAAGAGTTCCAAATCCACGATTATTATAATGGTCGCTGTGATGGGAATGCTTGCTGGAATTTTGTTGGCGATGTCTATGCTAAATGTCAAAAATGCACTTCAAAATGGAGCGGGACTTGGAATACTCATGGTAGCACTTGGCGAGAGTATGAAACTGATAGGCAGCGTTGGAAGAATAAGCAGTAGTGCTATCTCTACACTGGGTGTGATGACATTAATTATGACTGCATTCGCCGCTATATTAGGAATCTTGAGTTACTTTAATGTAGAAGCGTCTCTGACAAATGTAGCTGCTATGAGTATATTGATGCTTACTCTGGCTGGAACTCTGAGAATTATTGACGGTGTTGGGAGAATAAGCGGTAACACTTTAGTGACGATGGGTATATTAGCTGGTATTATGGCAGCGATGGGTGCTATTGTCGGGTTGTTGGATCATTATAATATCGGACCATCTCTGGAAACAGCTAAATCATTATCTGTACTGATGATATCACTTTCAACGGCATGTCTGATTATGTCAGCTGCAAGTTCGCTTGCTATTACAGCAGCGGCCGGTATTAAAGGATTACTGGCTATAATAGTTTTGATGGGAGTATTAATGACGGGTATCGGCTATCTATCGTCTAATGTCCCAAGCCTGGAAAAATTCCTGGAGAAAGCACTTCCGATATTAAAACTTATCGGCGCTGGAATAGGAGAATTTCTTGGAGGTATTCTTTACGGAATCGGTGATGCTGTATTAAGTTTGTTACCAAAACTTGGACAGGCGCTGTCTTCATTCGGAGATAACGTGGCGCCGTTCTGTGAAATGGCATCATCGATAGATTCTGGAGTAGCGAAAGGGATAGGCTTCTTATCTTTGGCCATCCTCGAACTTACAGCAGCGAATCTGATTGCTGGAATTGGGCAGTTCATGTCTTTTGGATCGAACTTTGCAACACTTGGTACTCAGCTCAGCACGTTTGGCGATGGTGTAACACCATTTCTGGAAACTTTAAATACCATAAAGCCCGAATCCGTGCAGGCAGCTAAGAATTTGGCTGATATGATTTTGACTCTGACGAAAGCAGATTTTCTGTCTGGTATCGGAGAGTTTCTTGGTTTCGGTACTACCGATTTCTCCAAATTCGGAGAGTCCTGTAAAGCATTTGCCAATGCAATGGGAACCGTGTCCAGTTCCCTTTCAACGGTTGATGGTGAACCTCTTATAAATGAAAACGCAGTAAATTCGCTTGTAAATGCTGGCGATATGCTGAATCGGCTTCAGGAGTCGCTTGATGAAACCGGCGGGCTTCTAAACCTATTTAAAGGAAAATCAGACCTTTCAGACTTCGGCACTAAAATCAGTGGGTTCGCATCCGGCATCTCAGACTTCGCTTCAAAGACAGAGAATATTGACACGGGCTCATTAACGACCGTTATAGAAGCAGTAAATAAACTGACAACTATAGCTAAGCTCATTGACGGAACTAATTTCAGTAACGTGAATAATTTCGCTCAGGTCAGCCAGATTGGTACAGCCATGAGTGCATATTATGATGAGGTAGCAGGTGTTGACGCTGGAGTAATCACTAAAACAGTTAACTCAGCCATAAAACTGAGAGATCTCATAGTTAATTTATCAGGACTCGATACGAGTGGAATAGCTAATTTCAAAGTTGAAGGCCTTGGTCAAGCTATGCAATCATATGCCAACGCTGTAGCTGGAATGGATACAACGACTGTTGGCAATTCAATAGTAAATATTCGTTCGCTGATGAATCTCATTAACGATATGTCTGGAATGGATAGTAGTGGAGTTGACTCATTTAAGTCTGCTGTAACGAACCTGAATGGATTGGATCTATCCGGTGTGGCAAAATCATTTACCAGTTCAGCATCGCAGTTTAATGCAATTGGTACAAAATTCACGCAGAATATTGGACAGGGATTAAAATCTGGGCAGTCGCAGCTTATTGCTACAGGCACAGTAGTGGTTACCGCTCTTGCGAACACGATGCGAAGCAGAAGCTCAATGTTCCATGCTATAGGTGTTACTCTTATGAATAAATTTGTAGCTGGTATGAGAAGTCAGAATAGTAGTATTGCATCCTCAGCTACTGGAGCATTAAATCTTGCAGCAAGCAGACTCCGTAGTTATTATGGTATATTCCGTGGTGCAGGTGGATATGTTGCGAGCGGTTTTGCTGCAGGTATCAGATCTGGTATTCAGGCGGCGGCAAATGCGGCGGCTCAGATGGCATCGGCGGCATCCACAGCAGCCAGAAAGAATCTCAAGGTAGCTTCGCCATCGAAAGTCTTCAAAAAGATTGGTGGATATGTTTCTCAGGGATTCGCACTTGGAATCAGTAATTACGCTTCCATGGTCCAGAGATCTGTAGGTAAAATGACTAATACTGCGGTGGATACCTCAAACAAAGCCATGACGAGAATTCTGGAAGCGGTTAATGGAAGTGTTGATTCTCAGCCATCTATCCGACCGGTAGTGGATTTAAGTGAAGCTAAGACTGGGATCCATGCTTTGAACGCTATGCTTAACACAGCTGATCAGAGTATCGGTGTAAGGGCTGATCTGAGTGGCATTTCATACAATATGAACACGAGAAATCAAAATGGATCTAACAGTGACGTTGTAAATGCCATCAATAAGCTGAGAAGTGATTTGGGCAACATGGAAAGAAACAGCTACACGATCAACGGTATTACATACGATGATGGAAGTAATATTGCTGGTGCTATAACCCAGATTGTGCAGGCGGCAAGAATAGGAGGTCGAGCATAATGGCTACATATACAGTTAAAAAAGGCGACTGTCTCTGGAAGATTGCCAAACGTTATCTTGGAAGTGGAACTAGATGGACAGAATTAGCTGATATTAACGGCATATCTCGAGGAAATCCAACAATCTACGTTGGACAGGTTATTAAGCTTGATACGGGTGGGACAGCAGCTCCTGCCCGAGCTACTCCTCAGCCTGTTGTACAGTCGAGACCTACAATTCAATATTTTGGTCTGCAGGCGGGATCTGATAAAACCGTTTTTGCCACATGGTATTGGGAACGGGCAAATACGGATCATTACGAAACATGGTGGGAATATGACACTGGAAACGGTGTATGGTTTGTGGCGAGCACGGGAACAGTTCAAAGTAATATTAAGCAGGCTACCTATACTGCCCCGTCTAATGCGGTCGGTGTGCAGTTTTGGGTAAAACCTGTAGCTCAGACACATGACGTAAATGGCTCCGAAGTAAGTTACTGGAACGGTGAATGGTCTACGGCTAAACAGTATTATTTCAGTGCGAATCCCCCAGCAACTCCTACAAATGTATCAATTGAGATTGATAAGTATAGACTTACGGCAAAGGCTCAGTATACAAGTACAGTTTCCGCGGCTGGTGGTATTCAGTTCCAGATCATTAAAGACAATGAAGTGATTTTCAACACCGGAAACGCAGCACTCAAGACAACAATTGCTTCCTATTCATGCAATGTAACAGCGGGTGGAGAGTATAAAGTCAGATGCCGTGCTTACCGTGGAAACCTTTACAGTGACTGGACCGAATATTCGAGCAGCGTCGCAACAATACCTCCAGCACCGACTGGAATCACGACAATCCGGGCAGCATCCGAAACATCTGTATATTTGGAATGGCCTGCTTGTAAAACGGCTAAAACCTACGAGATCGAGTATGCTACGAAACTGGAATATTTTGATGGATCAGATAAGACCCAGACAGTAACTGGTATTGAGTATACCCATTATCAGAAAACAGGCATGGATTCTGGTGAAGAATATTTCTTCCGTGTTCGTGCGGCAAACGATAAAGGTACATCTGCCTGGACTGCAATCAAGTCAATTATTATCGGTAAGAAACCTGCAGCACCTACTACATGGTCTTCAACTACGACTGCGATTGTCGGAGAACCACTGAATCTCTACTGGGTACATAATTCCCAGGATGGATCAAGTGAGACCTATGCTGAGATTGAGTTATATATCGACGGAACCAAAAAGTCAATAAGTGTGAAGAAAAGCACTGATGAAGAAGAAAAAGACAAGACAAGTGTATATGCGATTGATACTTCTAAATATTCTGAAGGAGTAAAAATTCAATGGCGTGTACGAACTTCCGGTATTACGAAAGAGTTTGGTGACTGGTCTGTACAGAGAACGATCGATGTATATGCCCCACCAACTCTTACATTTTCAATTGTTGACGTCAACGGAAATCCGATTGATACCCTTACTTCATTTCCCTTCTATGCAAAAGGTTTAACAGGACCTAATACACAGAAGCCGATCGGATATTATCTAACAGTCATTGCAAATTCAGGCTATGAGACAACTGACGGAACTGGCACAAATAGAAGCATATCAAAAGGAGAGCAGATTTATTCAAAATACTTTGATACGTCTGATCCTTTGACCGTTGAACTATCAGCTGGAAATATCGATCTGGAAAACAATGTAGAGTACACAATAAAATGCATTGCATCGATGAACTCTGGATTAACCGTTGAGGCCTCGACAGTATTCAATGTGGCATGGTCTGATGATAAATGTGAACCAACCGCAGAAATCGGTTTGAATAAAGAAACACTTGTCGCTTATATTCGCCCGTACTGTGATTATTATCCGTACGTATATTATAAAGTAAATTACAACGGAACAAATTATGTCCCTACTGACGAACAGATTGATGCGACCGACGGATTATCCATCGATGGTGTGCTGACTACGACCGGTGAAATTGTATATTCTGGAAAATCAACATCTGGTGATCAGGTGTTTTTTTGTGCCCGGATATCGGAAGTCGGAGTGCCGTTACCGAATGTGACTTTATCTGTATATCGAAGAGAATTTGATGGTTCGCTGGTGGAGTTGGCGACAGGAATCGAAAACGGTGAGAATACATATATCACCGATCCGCATCCAGCGTTAGACTTTGCCCGATATCGAGTAGTTGCAGTCATGAAATCTACCGGTGCAGTCAGCTACTTCGATGTTCCAGGATATCCGGTGGAAGAGAAAGCCGTTGTTATTCAGTGGGAAGAAGACTGGCAGGAATTTGATACGAAAGAAGATAAGCAGCTCAGCAAACAGCCATGGTCTGGATCATTCTTGAAACTTCCATATAATGTGGACGTGTCGGACAGCCATAGTTCAGATGTATCTCTTGTGAAATACATTGGAAGAAAGCGACCTGTCAGTTATTATGGCACACAACTTGGAGAGACGTCCAGCTGGAAAGTCGAGATAGCAAGGGAAGACGTTGATACTCTATATGCGTTAAGAAGACTCTCTGTATACATGGGTGATGTTTATGTGAGAGAGCCATCTGGAAGTGGTTACTGGGCGAATATATCAGTATCATTCAGTCAGACACACTGCGAGGTCACAATACCTGTAGATTTAAACATAACCAGGGTTGAAGGAGGTAAATAATATGCCGAATTGGTTTGAGTCTATGCGACAGACTTACGAATATTATATTGTCGATCCTGGAACGTGGATGGATACGAAATTGCTTACGAATGTGAAATCGTGCAGCATAACCAGAGACCTATCCACAGAAACACTCGGATCAGCAACCATCGATATTGAAGAAGCTATCGGTGAATGTTACATCCGAGTGTATCTTGTTACAATTCAAAATGGAATCACTGAGAAGACACCATTGGGAACTTTTCTGGTACAGACACCGACTACCAGTTTTGATGGCAAAGCTTCCAGTGTTTCTATGGATGCGTATACCCCTTTGATTGAGCTTAAAGAAAATAAGCCGCCATTGGGGTATTTTTTATTGAAAGACGATAACGTCATGGGTAACGCTTACCGGTTAACTCGTGAACATGCGAGAGCGCCGGTAGCTAATACCGAAAACGAAAAGACTTTATATAGTGATTTCGTAGCCCAGACGGATGATACATGGCTTTCGTATATTACCGATTTATTAGCGAATGCCAAATATCAGTTTTCTTTGGACGAAATGGGAAGAATCTTATTTATGCCGAAACAAGAAATATCTTCACTGCAGCCGGTGGTTGAATTCGATGACGGAAACAGTTCGATTCTCTATCCGGAAATAAGCTTAAATAGAGATTTATACGGAATCCCGAATGTTGTTGAAGTCCTATATTCAAAAAATAACGAACACTATTATGTCAGAGTGGTAAACGATGATGCTAACAGCCTTACATCAACGATCGCTAGAGGACGAGAAATAGTGTATCGAGTATCTGATCCGGACCTTATCGGTAATCCTACAAATAATCAGATACAAGAATATGCCGAACAGACACTAAAAACGCAGTCTTCTTTGGAGTGCACGGTTTCCTATACACATGGGTATTATCCAGTACGAATAGGGGATTGTGTTCGACTGAATTACAAGAAGGCTGGTATGACTGACATAAAAGCAAAAATAATAAGCCAGACAATCAAATGTGAGCCGGGTTGTCCTGTGACTGAAAAGGCTACATTTACAACTAAATTATGGAGGTGATAGCTCATGGCTTTATCGAGTGATTTGATTGATCAGCTTGTAAAGGTCGTTCAAAACACGGAACCACGGGATAAGGATAATACAGCTTACGGTACCGTTGTCATTATGGGTAGCAAAAAATACGTGAAAATCGATGGATCTGATTTAATGACTCCGGTTTCATCCACTGTTGCTGTCGAAAATGGCGATAGAGTAATTGTAACGATTAAGAGTCATTCAGCGACAGTTACCGGTAACACGTCATCTCCAGCAGCCAGCGATAAGAAAGTAACCGAGCTGGGAACAAAGATTTCCGATTTCGAGATCGTAATTGCTGACAAAGTAAGCGCAAAAGAACTGGATGTGCAGATAGGTCGAATCGATGATCTGACGGCTGATAATGCTACGATCAAAGAATCGTTAACAGCAAATAAAGCAAAGATTGATGATTTAACCGCGAAGAATGCTGAAATCACCGGTACACTGGAAGCAAATAAAGCAAAGATTGATGACCTTGATGCTAAGAAATTGGATGCCGAAGTAGCTGATATTAAATATGCAAGTGTTGATAGATTAGACGCCACTGATGCTAATCTGAGAAACCTTAAATCCGATTATGCCCAGTTTGAGAAAACTACAACCGGTGAACTGGAAGCAACAAATGCGAAGATCGACGGTCTGGATACCAAATACGCAAATGTTGATTTCTCAAATATCGGCAAAGCAGCAATCGAACAATTTTATGCCACCTCCGGTATTATCAAAGATCTTGTTGTCGGTGATCAGACAATTACGGGTGAATTGGTCGGTATTACAATTACTGGTGATCTGATTAAAGGTAACACAATCGTTGCTGATAAATTAGTCATTAAAGGCTCTGACGGTCTGTATTATAAGTTGAATACAGACGGAGTAACAACAGAAAAAGAACAAACGGAATACAATAGCTTGAATGGTCAAATAATTCAGGCGAAATCTATTACAGCCACCAAGATAGATGTCAAAGACTTAGTTGCTTTTGGCGCTACAATTGGTGGCTTTAACATTGGACAAGATTCTATATTTTCAGGTGTGAAAGAAACAGTTGATAACAAAAGCCGTGGTATTTACATGGATAAAAACGGTCAGATTGCTATCGGTGACGTGAATAACTACATCAAATATTTCAAGGACACTGACGGAAGATATAGATTAAAGATTTCAGCAGCCAGCCTTGAGTTTAATGCTTCTGGTGATAGTGGAGAAGAATCAAAGGACTTAGAAACTGTCATTAAAGATATTAACGATAAGGTTGACGGGATTGCTAAAACGAATAAAGGAATAGGTAGCATTACAAATTACTATCTGGCTACATCCGAGTCAAGTGGCGTTACTACAAAGACTGCGGGATGGACTACGAAAATTCAAAATGTCTCTTCAAGTAAGAAATATTTATGGAATTATGAAGTTACAAAATATACCGACGACACGATAGCGAATACAACTGAACCGTGCATTATTGGTATGTATAGTGCGGTTGGAGCCACTGGTAATGGTATTCAGAAAATTACTGAATATTATGCATTGTCGGCTTTGAAAGATTCCGTGCCTACCGTATGGGGTGAGAACGTTCCGAATCTTACAGCTACAAATAAGTATCTGTGGAATTATGAAAAGATTCTGTATACGAATGGCGGAACTGAACTGACAAAGAAACGGATTATCGGTGTATATGGTGATACCGGTAAAGATGGCGCTAAGGGTGAAGACGGATATTCTCCGACAGCAACAGTCTCTAAAAATGGTGATACGACAACTATCACAATCGTGGATAAAACTGGTACCCATACCCAGACAGTAAAAGATGGTATAAACGGAACACCCGGTAAAGATGGTATAAACGGAAAAACTACATATTTTCATGTGAAGTATTCAAATGATGGCGGCAAGACTTTCACATCAAACAGTGGTGAGACAGTCGGAAGTTATATCGGAACATGTACCAATTATACAGAAGCAGATCCTACAACAGTTGGCTCTTATGTATGGGCTAAGATTAAAGGCGAAAAAGGTGATACTGGAGCAAAAGGCGTTGGAGTAAGCAGTGTTGATGTTATGTATTATAAATCAACATCTGCTACATCGTTATCAGGAGGTTCTTGGGTTACTGCTGATCCTGGTTGGGAAAACGGAAAATATATTTGGTCAAAAACTGTAATCACATATACGGATAAAACAACTGACGAAAGCACTCCAGTATGTATTACCGGAGCAAAAGGATCTACAGGAGGTACTGGAGCAAAAGGTGAAACAGGGGCTACGGGTAAAGGTGTGTCATCAATCGTTGAACAGTATTATCAGTCAACGAGTGCCACAGCATTATCTGGAGGAAGTTGGTCTGAAAAGTATCCAGGATGGGCAAACGGTAAGTATATTTGGACAAGATCTGTAATTACGTATACCGATAAGACTACCACCACAACCACAGCCGTTTGTGTAACAGGTGCAAAAGGATCAGATGGTAATAACGGTAAAAGTATCGGGTCAGTCATTAATTATTACTTAGCCACATCGGTATCGAGTGGTGTATCAACTTCTACATCCGGATGGACCACAACAGTGCAGAACGTAACACTGGAGAAGAAATATCTCTGGAATTATGAAGTTGTTAAGTACACAGACGGAACTGTAGCAAGTACCACATCTCCATGTATTATCGGAACTTACGGTGACACTGGTAAGACCGGAGCGACAGGAAAAAACGCACTTCAGGTTCTGAAACAGTGGAATGGAACTTATACGACAATCGGTCAGGAGGTGAATTGCCCCACCGATCGATTTAACCGTATACCAGTTGCCGGCGACATGTTTACAAATGTGGATGCATCTTCGAATCTCGGAACATGGCAGATTACTAAGGTAGCTGACGGACAGGCGTATTTCAAAATGGTTTCCTATGTTAGTGCTAAGGGAGCTACTGGTGCAACTGGAAATGGTATTAAAAGCATCAAAGAACATTACGCCGTATCGACTTCGAATACAGTAACCCCGACTTCCTGGCTCGACGATGTACCAGTTACAAATCCTGTAAATAAGTATCTGTGGAATTATGAAACTGTCACATATACAAATGGCACATCTGTCGATAGTAAAAAGAGAGTTATCGGCGTATATGGTGATACCGGTAAAGATGGCGCTAAAGGAGCAGACGGCAAAGGAATCAAATCCACAGCAGTCACTTACCAGGCATCTACAAGTGGTACAGTAATTCCGACTGGAACATGGCAGACAAGTATTCCGACAGTATCAGCTGGTCAGTATTTGTGGACTCGAACTGTTATCACATATACGGATGATTCTAAGTCCACCTCGTACAGTGTTGGTCGAATGGGGACGAACGGAACAAATGGCACAAATGGATCAGCTGGTAGAGGAATTAAATCTACAGCTATTACTTATCAGGCTGGATCATCTGGAACAACAGCACCGACTGGAACATGGCAGACAACCGTACCGGCTACGAGTGCATCATCCCCATATTTATGGACAAGGACAATCATCACCTATACGGATGATACGACGAGTACATCTTATGCGGTGGGAAGTACTTTAGAGGGCGTATCCGTTGGTGGTAGGAATTTGGCAAGAAAGACGTCGAATGAATATTGTACTGCTTTTAATTCGTTCAATGGCGGTGATAACATTTGTCCTAATTTAGCGACGGTTTCTACTGCTGGTCTAACTGTCGGCGATAAGGTAACGGTTAGGCTTGTATATAAATATACCAACATAGTCGCGGTTACCGGTAAAACAGCAGCTGCTTGGCTTCAAGGAGCTGGCAATATTACTGAATGGAAGTCTGGAACATTCGTAAGTAGTCAATGTATTGCTTTATCTGGTAGTGGCGAAAAAATAATAAAATATTCGTTCGTGGTTACTTCTGACATGGCAAAAAACCAATATTGGATCGTAAATATTCGACATGATGGAGTTCAAAGTGGATCAGTACAATGGAAAGAATTCAAAGTCGAAAAAGGCAACATCGCTACTGACTGGACACCTGCTCCGGAAGATGGCATTGCTTCTGTGGATGTTGAATATTATCTTTCTACCTCAGCTACAGCTCTGTCTGGTGGATCGTGGTCTACCACGGCACCTACGTGGATCAATGGTAAATATATGTGGAGCCGAACAGTAACTACTGATGGCGCTGGTAATAAAACATACTCCCCAAATCAAAATGGAGTCTGTATTGCCGGAGCTAAGGGGGAGACTGGAAATGATGGTAAGAATGCGCTCCAACCGAAACGAAACTGGAGCGGAACATTTACCACTATTGGCGAAACTGCGAATGTGAGTACTTCAAGCTTCAACAGAACTCCTGTAGTTGGCGATATATTCACTAATATTGACGGCTCATCTAACACAGGTACCTGGGAAATCACAAAGATTGAAAATGGCAATGCGTTCTTCAAACTTCTTTCCTATGTGAGTAGCAAAGGAGCAACTGGGGCAACAGGAGCAACTGGAGCTACAGGTAAAGGTGTGACTTCAATCGTTGAACAGTACTACAAATCCACCTCAGCGACAGCTCTTTCCGGAGGATCATGGGGTACCACATATCCCGGATGGGAAAGCGGTAAATATATTTGGACGAGATCAGTTATCACGTATACAGATAAAACGACTACTACCACTACAGCTGTTTGTGTGACAGGTACTAAGGGATCTACCGGAAATGATGGTAAGAATGCCACTTATATCACATTGTCTGGATCGAATTATGATACCGTCGCTGGCACAAGCAGTGCAGTATCGTACATCTCAATAAACGGAACAAAATATAATTTCGCGCCGGGCAGAGGTCATACACTTGCGATTGTGAACCCCGCAAATGGGAACGTGGAAAGTATTAAAACGTATGATACATATAATGATCCGACACTTTTGGAAGCACCGTTAAACGCAGTTGCCGCTGGTAAAATCATATGCTTATTTACTGCAGATGCTAGCGCTATAAATCAGAATACCAGAAATATTTTGATAAGTTGTGGATCAGCCAGAACAGATATATGGAATGGAAGAATCACCCATCTGTTTATCGGTATGAAAGGTCTTGCAAAAGGGAACGCCTATGAACTTAAACATACCGGAGGTGGCGGTACCAAATCAATCACGGCATATTACACACCGTCCGGTATAGTCCTTAATGGTGCAAAAGGAGAAACAGGTGCCACAGGAGCTAAGGGTGAGACGGGGGCTACAGGAGCTACCGGACCAAAAGGCGAAACGGGGGCTACGGGTGCACCAGGTAAGGACGCAAATCAGGTGGTTCATAGTGTGTATGGTAATGGTAATACTAATCAGTATATCGAATTCGCCACCGTAAAAGTTATACGAAACTATGCGAATTATGCCACAACTTTCAAAATAAGTGGTAGAGAATATGAAACGACAGATGTTCAGTTCTCGTTTGTCAGTGTTAATAGCACAGATCCTGGATTAAATTTCTTACGGGCAACTGGTGGATTTAATGTTTGGATGTATAAAAAGACAACGTCAACCTGGGGACTTGTTACTAAATTAAATGAAGCATGGGGACGTATGAGAGTGTATAACTTCCGACCAGATAACGAGTCCATTTCGCTCACATGGACCGATACACGACACGCATCCCTTCCTTCTGGTTGTATAGCAGCTGATCAATTACAGGCAGCCAAAACAGCCACCAATTTCATGGAATTTAATTCCGGGACAGGTCTGCAGATCGGCGATAAGACAAATGGCTCATGGAAAGGTTTCCGATCCCGTATCACTAGCACTGCATTTGAAATCTTGAACGAAGCAGGAGCAGCCGTAGCCAGTTATGGACGTAAACTGATTCAGCTTGGAAAAGACACAACAGATGCTGTTATTGAGTTGTGTGGGGGAAAGGGTATCATTAAATACGAAAACGTATGGTTATACGGAGGCGAAGATGACACATTAACGATAAGTGCTGAAAATATGGCAATATTAGCAGATAAAAATATTGTTATTAGGGCAAAGAGAGTAACTGCTGATAATATTCGTATCACTAATCAGTTATTTATGAGTGACACAAATATCCATCTAACCATGTATGAAATGAATGCTGATTTACCTGATGAGGCAGATGATTGTATAGCGGGTATTGATATTGATAAAAAATATGGTATCAATTTAGAAACTCTTGGTGTAACTGACAAATCTTTAACCGGGGTTAGTATAAATGGACGATCATTACTAGACCATATATATCCAGTCGGATCAATCTATATATCCACAAGCGCAACAAACCCCACAAATTTCTTCGGAGGAACGTGGGTTGCTTGGGGTGCTGGTAGAGTTCCGGTTGGATTTAACGGTAGTGATGGTAATTTCAACTCATCTGAAAAGACCGGTGGTTCGAAGACTATTAATATTTCTCATTCACATACTGTTAATAGTCATAAACACGTCGGTACAACTGGTTATGATGAAAATAACTATTATTCTGGTGTTCAGTGGGGTAGTGCTGTATTACCCTCAAGTGGATTTGCGTGGAACGCCAAATGGAGCGCAGCAACGAACCCAATCCGATTATCTTACACAAGTCCGGAATCACCTGGAACTAATGCACAGCTTTCTGGTAGTCAGTCAATTCTACAGCCATACATCACATGTTATATGTGGAAACGCACAGCTTAAAGGTAACTATTAAATTTACATAATTAAAGGAGGAATTCAAAATGGCTTCAATCAGAAAAGAATTCAGAAAAAACACACAGTTCTCAGCAAACATCTTCGTGGATAATGTGTCTGTAGTATCTCTGGACGCATCATTTAGTCTGGATGATCCGCAGGTACCTGTTATCAATCGTTATATTTCAGATGGCAGACTGTACCGTGCAAACAAACAGGAGATCGACTCTCAGGTGGATGAGTTCGAAAATACTGTATGGGGTGCATATGACAAGATGATGGCTGAGCAGACAGAGTCATCCAAAGCAGCGTAAGGAGGTCTAAGATATGGAAATGGATTTCACAGCATTACTCACAAGTCACTTTCTGGCAGTTGTAGTTCTGGCGTGTCTGGTGGTAGGATATATCATCAAACATGCCAGTTTTTGTAAGAGAATCAATAACGATGATATTCCAGTAATTCTGGCTGTTCTCGGTCTGATTCTCAATCTGGCAGTATCTGGGTTATCGATCGAATCTGCAGTGTACGGTGCATTTATGGGTTTAGCTTCCACCGGACTGCATCAGGGATTTAAAAGATTTATCGAAGGTGATACAACAAAAGGAGCTAAATGATGAATTTTACTATAACAACAGATCAGATCATTTGGTTCTGCAGTTTCATCGGTGGCTTGTGGGCATTATGGAAAATTGTGAAAGAAGCAAAAAAACCAAATGACGATCTAAAAAAGAAAGTCGAAAAGCACGATCATCTTCTGGATACGGATAACAAGCGTCTAAACAAATTTGATGAATCAAATCAGATGATACTTAAATCTATGCTGGTTATGATCAATCACGAAATAACTGGTAATGGAATCGAAAAGATGAGAGAAACCAGAGACGAACTGCAGGATTACCTTATACATAAGTGATTCGCGTCACAAACATCCTCCTTTATGAGTAACATGAAAACATATTATTTATGAGGGAGGATTTATTTATGAGTACAAGAGAATTAAGAAAGTTAAGAAATGTCGCATTTGTGATTGGGTTCGGATTTACTATGGGTAAATTTACGGCTAACATCGCAGCGAAATGCATGAGTAAGGCATATGATGTTGTGATGAAAGAAGTCATCAAATTTACTGCCAACAACGGTAGTAAACGAATGCAAGAGCTTTGTAACGAATATGGTATTGACTATAATAATCGGAATAAAAATACAACCGACAAAGTAATTATCGGTTTTCATGCATAACTCAGAAAAAGGGCTTTGGTCTACGGACTTAGGCTCTTCTTTTTTATGATAGGAGGAAATTCAAAATGGAAAAGAAATACCTCGATATACTGACCAACATCATCGGTGCGGTAGAAACCGGCGGACAGACATATGGAAAAAGAAGATATAACGCCTATGTCGGACCGAATAATAATACATCGAAAGAGCTGACGTGTACGCTAGGCTGGGCTGGAAATTACGGCGAACGTGCACGAAGACTTTGTAAAATGATATTTGATCGGGACCCAGTAGCGTTCAGGAAAGCGGATAATGCCGGAATTGAAAAGAAATTATCAGTTAACTGGGAAACTACAAAATGGCATCCTACTACAGTACAGCAGAAAGCCCTGATCGATATTATCACGACAGCTACCGGTAAGAAATGTCAGGATGAGTTATTCCAGGAATTGATGCTGACATATATTTCAAAAGCTGAAGAATACGGAGTAAAAGATATTCCGTCGCAAATGATGTGGTGTGAGATTGAACATCTTGGTGGCGTTAATCCGGTCAAGAGGATATTCGGACGAGCCAAGAAACCGTACACACCGGATACTATATTTGCTTCATTAATCTTGGATCAAAAAGATGCAAAGAGCAATACCCAAGTTGGCGATAAGATTTTTGAATCGAGACACAGATGCTGCGTTAAATGGATCAAACAGTATGTCACAAATACTGAAGAAAAGAAAGAGGGAAAAGCTATGGGAGTAATTGTTACATTGGCTGGTCACGGATCGGGAAGACCATCTAAAAAAGATATGAATACATATTGTAAAGGAAGACAGTCAAAAGGTCGAGGGCTGGTTGAAGTTCTGAGACTGCCACTTACCGATACACAGAGAAAAGCAATGCATGATTACTATAAGGAAATTCTGGGAAGAAACTACTATAACCAGAATCTGAGACTATATTGCTATAAAGCATATAGAGACGGAAAATATTACTCCGACTGCAGTAGCTCCATTTGTAAAACAGCCGAAAGAGTAGGAGTATCTGGGGTCGGATCTCTTAATACAGCTGGAATGCATGAGCATTGGCCTAAAGTCAAAAATGTAGTAATCGTAAATGGCATTATCCAGAATCCAGAAGTCCTTAAAATCGGTGATGCATTAATGTTTAAAGGTAGTGATCCAACTCGACCGCTGGGGATTGGACATACCGAAATGGTGTACGAAATCCACAAGACAGATAATGGGTCAAACGGCACCAGACCAGCCACACCGAGCAAACCGACGACTACCGCGAATAACGATAGTAACGTAAAAAAGGGTCAGAAATGGCTTAATAAAAACTATGGCGAAACTATTAAAAAGTACTGTGGTGCTGAATTAGGAGAGGACGGGTCTTACGGTACGAAATCAAGAGCAGCTGCAGTATGTGTTTGGAAAGATTTATGTAATCGAAAACATGGCGCAAAGTTAGATCCAAGTAATAGTAACTTCCTTGAAAGTTGTAAGAAAACTGCAAAGAATGTTACTATTAAAAAAGGTGCTTCGGGTACTCTCGTGTATTTGATAGAATTCCTATTATCGGCAAAAGGATTCTATTTCAATGCTATGGATGCCGAGTTTGGATCAGGTCTTGAATCTTCGGTTAAATCTTTCCAGAAAGAGAGAGGTCTTACGGCTGATGGTATAGTCGGAGCAAATACATGGTTTGCATTGTTTAACTAAAAAGAAAAGAGAACTGACTTTCCCTCAGCCAATTCTCTTCTTCATAAAATAAAGATTATATATCACGTTCTTATATTAACATGATATCACCAGCATAGCAATAAGTACCACTCGACACTCATCGACAAATAGAAATTCAAAATGGTATTTCAAAGCATTATATAGTGATACATTAGAGTCCATTTGATATTTATTTGTCAACTAGCACTTCTAAAACACTTTAAAATAAGGGTTTACAGCTTCCATCGAGGAAGCTCATAAAGCTGGTAAATTCTAAGAAACCCTTATAAAATAGGCGTTCTTAAAAGTGTTCAAACGGGATAAAAGGTTGAAAATGTGGGCTATTTGACAACTACTTGGCAATTACTTGACAACCCATATTTGACAACTGAAAAAGTAATATATTAGGCAGGGATTTGAGTAATTCATTACTCTGCCTTTTATTATTGTAATTTTTCTAAGTCACTTCTTAGCCATTCCAAATCTCGAACAGTATAGACAGATTCGGTAATATCTTTTATACTATGTCCCATCATTTCCTTCAATGCATATTCATCGACACCAGCTTTCTTACATCTTGTGGCAAACGTTTTTCGTGGATCATGTGGCTTATGTTCTGGATTTAAGTGTAAAGATTTGATGACTTTGCTGAATCGTGTTGCATATTTATCGTACGTCAGTTTCCAAGTACCGGAGTGAGTTTGACCCTTATCATTAAGTAATCGTCCAGTTCCAAGAGATACTCCTTTATCGTAATTTCTTTTAACCAGTTCACGAATTTTAGTATGAATCGGGACTATTCGCTGCTTACCGGCTTCTGTTTTCATTCCAGCTTTCATGTACCATTCGTCGATATTTATTTCATCTAGCGTAATTGTAGCTAATTCTTGTGGTCGCCAACCCATGTAACATTGAATTAATATCCAGTCAACAAACGGTACTCGATCCACGTTATCCCATAAAATTTGCATCTCTTCATCAGTAAAAATAATATGTCCTTGAGTATTGTTCTTAATCTCATCTACGATATCACCACTTATACTAAAGGCCCGTGCATAATTTCTGTCAACAATTTCAAATTCAAGAGCGTAATCGAACATTAGGTTAAATAATGACTTCATACGTGACTTTGTGCGAGCTGTTGGATATATCTTTGTATCCTTTTTATTACCCTTATATTCGATTCTATATCCTTCATCCATGCATCTTTTTAAATGTCGTACACGGACGTCTTTAGCTCGCATATCATAAATAGATGAGCAGTATAACCATGCCGACTTCACAGTTCGAATATAGTTAGCAGTGGTATTCTTAAAATATTCTTCAGACCATTTCTCATACAAGTCCATAACCGTAATATCATTATCCAAGTCATATGGATTTCTATTATATTCAACCAGAGCTTCATATGCCTCGTTGTACGTATGAAAAGATGATTGTGGTTTTAATGATTTCAAAATGGGTTTTCCTTCACTTGTTTTTCCCACACATATTCTGACTCTATACGGGTTCCTTAGATTTGGCTTATTCATTTTTGTAATACTTCCAAATCCATTAGGCAATCGTATATGCTTTCGTGCCGTTTTCTTTCGTATTGTTTTCTGGCTTTTAAGGGGCATCCCACAGTGCGGGCAAGTCAATGCTTTATCACTTACCTGTAATTCACATTCCGGACATTTTACTAACACTTTTATTTTTCCTCCTGTTCTATTAAATTTACCCGTTATCGTATCTGATACATTCCAAAAAGTCAACAAGTTTGTTACTGGAAAATTATGTATTTTTTTCCAATATTTGTTCGTTGAATATGTGCGTGTCTCCATTTATCATCTAATACATATGCCTAAAGGAGAGACATAATAATGGAAACAAAAAGTATAATCTGTAGCACTTGTCATTGTAAAATGAAGCATTATGATACCGTCGAGAGGATTGTTAGAAGAAAGAATCATATTACAGTTCGTATAAGGATAGAACGATGTCGTTGTCCAAAATGCGGAAGTATACATAGACATATACCAGATTACCTATATCCATACAAGCAGTATGAGGCAGATATTATCGATGGAGTGGTAGAAGGACTCATTGATTCATCAACTCTCGGTTTTGAAGACTATCCGAGTGAAATGACAATGAAACGTTGGAAAAGGTCAATACATAAAAAGTAGAACTTGTTTCCACTGAGGTTGTTTTTACTAATCGTGTTAATTGCCATAAAATAGCAGTTGAAAGGAGGACGTGGCGAACAATAACGATTCGCGAAATTTACATTCCCTATTATGAGAGAGTGAGATAGTTTAAAGGTAAAACACTATTTTAGAGATATGGGTTCGAATCCCACAATCACTTTCTTTTTCTTTTCGATATTAACTTGTAGGAGGTAAGTGTATGAATAATATCGAATTCGCAGCCGGATCAGTTCCAGTAAGTGTAGCCGCTAAAGTGTATGGAAAAGATGCTACGTGGGTCAGAGCTGGGATTATTGTTGGGTGGCTCCCAATTGGAAAGGCAACAAGAAAAGGTAAACTTATAACCAGTATTGAAGAGATGAATTCAAAGTACGGTCGGATCAATTTCTATATTTCACCAAAATTATTGTGGGAGGATACCGGCTATCTATGGAAAGGAGAGAGAATATATGCCAACGACAATCAAACCAGAAATATCTGAAAGGAGTCCGTACTATATTACTAAGCACAGATCGTATGAATTAGTGCATTTTTGTCGTCAGTATCACGACTGGATTCGTATGTATGAGAGTTTTGTGGATATTGAAGAGCATCCTTTAAAATTGGCAAAAGTTTCTAAGAATTGTGGTTTTATCGGTGATAGTCCTACAGAAAGGATTGCGATGATGAAACAGTACTATGCTGAAAAAATCAAAATGGTTCAAGAAGCAGCTAAAATGACAGACAAGGAATTATCTTCTTATATTCTCAAGGGGGTTACTGAAGGATTGTCATATGAGGTCCTGAGAGCACAAGAAAATATTCCTTGTTGTCAAGAGACGTATTATCTGTTACGGCGAAAATTCTTTTGGTTGTTAAACAAGATGCGAAGCTGATGTTCGCGAAATACACAAAGGCTATAATGGAAAGGAGGTAAACAACTATGAATTACGCTTTATTATTAGGCGATGTCAAAGAATGTTCTAAAGACAAATTGAAAGAGATCATCTTTGAATTAGATCAGATGGATTATCAGTCTATTAAAGAACTGAATGTCTCTGATGAAGCAAAGAAAGAACTCATTGTGATGATGAAAAACAGAACATTCTTTGAGATGCTTTTGGTAAACGCTCTGAAGTAGCATTTATCTACGATTACGAGAGAGGCTTAGAGGACCAGATAACGCTGGTTCCTCCGAGCTTCCTTTTTTTTTTTTTACGTTTATCGATTTATTATGGTTCCAATGATCGAAGTAAACATAACATTAGATGCTTTACGATCATTAATAGCGTCTTCGAGAGATTTATCGCCGTATACATCTTTGACCTGATCTACGGTCCAATGGTCTCCGAATTCACCCATAGTTTCGATAAAAGTATTGATTTCTTCAGTTGTCATATTTGTTTTCTCCTTTCATTATTAGCCTAAATTTGATTATAGCATAAAGTTAGATTAAAAGAAACAGTGTTTAGTTGAAGATCTCATCGCACTGTTCGAGGCAATCCGGGAATTTCCATGCTCTATTTGAGCAGCGATAGCACGATTGAGCATACACGACACCGTCTTCAACATAACAATGTTCTTTTATGGCTTCCCATATTGGCGACCAGATTCCTCCATATTTATATAAGTAGTCCGGTGTTTTTTCATGACATTCTGGACAAACATATTCGAAGTTTTTGTTCAGAGTCATGATTGCATTGCAATTGTTGCAGATCGCATCTCCTCGATGCAAAGCACCAATAACTTCATCAATGTAATCTGCATGTTCGATTTCTTTCTTTTCATCAAAGTATCCCATATGACATATCCTCCTTTGCAATTGTATGGTGTAGTCGGTATTATAACACCGAGTTAATAATTTTGCAATAGGTTTGTAACAAATAAATCTAGGTTGAAAATAACTTTTAATCTAGGATAGAAACCGTAAGCAGGTGTCCGGAATATGGGATATATTGTTACATTGAAAGAGTGTATAAAAGATGATATAATCCCTTCAAAAGAAAGGTGGTTTTTACGAATGAAAGTAATATCTCTCACATGTCCCGGATGTGGAGCAAATCTCTCGATGGAAGACGGGCGTAAACAATGTTTTTGTCAATATTGCGGTATGAAAATTATGTTGGACGATGAATCAATAACATATCGTACAGTTGATGAAGCAAGAATTAAAGAAGCTGAAGTACGGATGCATGAAATCGATTTATGGGAAAAGCGTAGAACTGAATGGAAGAAGAATTTGATGATTGGTTTAAAAATAACAATTCCAATCATTATTGTTTTGATATTGATGATCGTTATAGGTTCTACTGCTAAATTAGACACTTTATGGGTTATCGGTGTAGTTGGTATATGTGTATCGATTCTTATTTGGTTATGTATAGAAGAATCTTATGAAAAATTCATCAAAGATATGAATAAAGCTATAAATGGAGAAAAAGAATCCGGAATACATATAAATATTAACGGTAAACAGCTGAAAATGCCAAACTTTAATCCCCTAACAAAGAAACAGAAGAAACCTAGAAAATAGAGGTCCTAGAAATAGGGCTTCTTTTTTATTTGCAGAAAACTATTGTAGGAGGTAATTCAAAATGGAAACAAATCACTATGCTTTATTAGAAACTGCTACAGAAAAATATACCCAGCTTGTGGATTATATTTGTAAACTTCAGAACGGTATCGAGGTAAATCCGGAATCGGTTAATAAATTAGTCCACAGTATTTATAAAGATGAAATATATTTGATCGATCGTTTAAAGAATACTGAGGAGATGCTGCAGAAACAGCAAGAGCCACAACAAAGTATTAAGATATTCGAATTCATGAGCCGATGATTATACGCGAAAATTACACCATCTTTTATAGAAAACAACATAAAAGTAGGAGGTAATAATTATGTATGGAGCGTATGGTTTTGAAGACAAAGAGGAAAGAGAACTGAAAATGAGAATTCACAAATTCGAAGGTAAATTACTTCGAAGTAAGAATTATCAGGATCAGGCGGAACTCAGGTCGATAATCATGAAATACAGAATTCAGTTACAAAAACTGGAGTGGAGTAAACAAGAAAGAGGAGTCTATTAATAGGCTCTTCCTTTTGATTCACGATAAATTCCCTTTATAGGGTTTTTATAAATATTTATAGAAAGGAGTGTAGGAGGTATGATTGGAATTATATCTTTCGTAAGTGGCGTATTTATCGGATGTGTCATTATGTATATTCTGGTAACTCGCGGAGCTGTATATGGCGATTATAATATCACATTCAAAGAGAAAACAGACGATGGCAACCAGGAAGGAATGTATAATATTGGAATTAGTTTCCGTGCAAAAGATGCCGTCCCAAGAAGTCGGAAAATTATCCTTTATAGACAGGATTCGCACCGATAACAAAGGCTATTATGAAGACTATTTATAAAGGAGGAACCAGAAATGGAAGAAGAAAGAACAGTTGATGAGATCCTTGAAGAGGAGATCAAAGATGAACTCAAAGAACTGAGATCAATGGAAGTCGGAAGTGAAAATTACAAGGTGGCTGTCGATGGCATAACCAAATTGTACGAGAAACAGATCGAAATCAAAAAGTTCAATGCTGATAAGGAGCAGAAGCAAATAGCGCAAGAAGCTACTGAGAGACAGATTGAACTGGATGAAAAAGATCGAAAAATCAAGAACAAGTTAACGGGTGCCAGTATAGGGGTGCCAGCACTTGTGACCATTAGCGGAACAGCTTTAATGCTCTGGTATGAGATCGGAAAGGATGGTTTGATCTCATCGCTGGCTGGAAAAGGAATCATTCAAAGGTTAATCGGAAGAAAATAGTTCAACCGGAAGGGTCTGGGTTTAATACTCGGACTCTTCTTTTTGCCTTTTCGCGATATATACATAGTATTTTATGAAAGGAGAGTGAACGTTATGTATGGTATCGAAGAAATGTTAAAAAATACTAATCTGATGTTGGAACAGGGTATAGATCTAATTACAGATTCTATGTCAGATATTGTAAATGATCAGAGGAGTGGGATGACAGAACTTCAGAACACTTACGAACAATTACTGAAACTTAAAAATACCGAAGAGTCAATCTAAGGCTCTTCCTTTTTATTTTCTTGGAGGATATTTTATGCGTTATCATTACGAAAAATCTGGGATATTCACATCCATGTATGGAGAGGTATATGAGTGTGATCATCCTGTTTATAATAGATGTACTTTATTCAAAATTGGAAAACTTGGATTAGCAATTATACAACAACGATATGATCCGAAAACAAAAAGAACCTGGTGGACGGAAATAGATCCGTGGCTGAATGATGATTTATATTTACATCCAAAATTTATGGAATTTTTCAAAGAACGAGCCGGTAAATGTGTTGATGGGCTATATCCGACAGCGACAATTCGTCAGATAATGTGGGCTTTAAAAATAAAACCGATACAGAGGGAGCGATGGGAAACATGCTTTGATAAACGGGATATTTAGGTTCGCGAAAAATACACAACGTATTATAGAAACTAAAAACAATTCAATTAAGAATGGGAGAAGAAAATTATGAAGAATATGACATTTAAAGTTTATTTTAATGTAACAGATTTGGGAGCATATGGAGCAATTCCAGGTTTAAAAGATGCTATGCAAAGTGAACTTATTAGAGTTTACAACATATATGCTGATAAAACAAATTCTGGCATAACTGAACAATTGAACGGTGAATTCGACAGACTTTATCCGGATTACTTTAAAAAGAATTCGAATAAAGAATGGTACGAATTAACTGAATATAACCGGTTTATGGCAGAAGGATATCAGAAATTAATAGTTGATGAACTTAATAAATCAAATGCGAGTCAATTACTGGATTTCTACGTAGATCCGGAAGATATTATGTTTAAGGGAATGTTAAAAGTAGATCATAATATCAAAATCGATTTTTATATGAAAGAAGCTTAGTTTACTACTGGGGTCTGGGTTTAATACTCAGACTCTTCTTTTTCCATCTTCGCGAAAAATACATACCCCTTTATGAAAGATTAATTATTTTTAGGAGGTAATAGATATGAGAGAAGCTTTTATAACTTTTTGGAAAGACATGTGGGAATCACAGAAAGAGACGAACAGATTTTTGAAGAAGCACTGGAAAGGATATACAGTGCTTGTAATAGTAGGGTCCGTTATAGGATGTGTATTGCCATGTGCGATTGTAAAAGTAAAAGATTTTATCGAAACTAAGAAAGAAAAATCTGAAGAGGAGGAGTCCTAACGAGGGCTCTTTCTTTTTATTTTCGCGGTACGTACACGGGCTATTATGCAAACGATATATTTATTTTAAGGAGGCAATATTTATGACAGGAGAAGAAAAATTTAACTTAGCCATGGAGATTTTAGAGGATCAGATTGCGCGTAAAAGTAAACTGGAGAAATACTGGCATGATATGATGCATGAACAGGATAATCCATACGATTTCGATTTCAATATACGCAGACACAATTGGATCCAGGTAAAAAGCCGGCGGTTAGGAGTATCAGAATGTCTTAACAGTATCAACCGGAGAATAAAGAAAATTGAAGAGGAGGAAAAAGAGTCCTAAGGGGCTCTTTCTTTTCGTTTCTGTTTACATGGTAGGGTCTGTATTGTATAATATCTGTAATAATGTATGGGAGGAAAATACATATGAAAAGGAAAATAGTAGCTGTTTTACTGGCAGTTTCGATGATGAATACCACTCTTATTGGATGCGGAGATAACGCAGTATCGAAAAAAGAAGGGTTAGATTTATCTGCAGAAGATGGTGATTATGACTATGTCGACTGGGACGGAAACGAATTACTGTCACTGTTGCCTGATCCTAATAGTTCAAAAGTTAAGAGCAAACAAGTCGATAGTAATACAGCGAGACTTATCATTTATGAAGTTAGTAAAAGTGGTTTTAATAAATATATTGAGCTTTGCGCTGATAATGGCTTCAGTACAGATTCGAAATCGGTAAGTGATGACACCGGAGCTATGTATAAAGCATCAAACGATACTGGATATTCATTGACTTTAGCATACGACCCTGACGATAAAGCTATGGGAATTAGGATAGATGCTCCAAATAGTTCAGACCAAGAAGAGGTGGATAGTACTCCAACTCCTACAGAAACACCGACGCCAACAGAAGAGACTACACCTGAGCCAACACCTACTGAGGAATCCACTCCAGAACCGACTCCGACAGAAGAGGTTGCTGATGAAGAAACAGATAATGCTGATGATGTCATTAATAATCTGTCAAGATCACAAAAACCGGCATCTGGTGTACGCCAAGAGTTAAAAGACTATTTAGATGCTTATGAGGACTTTGCTAAAGAGTATGCAGAATTCATGAAGAAATATACTAACACTAATACTGTTACTAATTATGACCTAGATCAGGACTACAAGAAGCTAGAAGATAAAGCAAAGAAATTCTCAGATGCCGAATCCAAGTTGTACGATAATTTCGACGATCTGAACAGTGATGAATGGGATTATTTTTACGATAAAATCGGCGATATTTACGACGAGATGTATGACTATTAAATCAGTTCGCGAAAAATACATAATCTCTTATAGAAAAATACAACTAAAAGGAGGTATTAACTATGAGAGATTTTGTAGAAAAATTATACGTGATTGTTATAAATTTCTTGGAAGGATCATATTACAAAAGTATGTCTATTGGGGATGTATACAGATGGGTACACGTTTATAGATATGCTATGAATATGATCGACTGGGTGTTTATATCGATTGCAGCTGTAGTGGCATTTGTCATAGTTATAAAATGTATGGAAGAAGAGGAGACTCATTAATTTGGGTCTTCTTTTTTTTTCGCGAAAAATACATATTCTCTTATGAAAACAATAATTATATTTATTATAAAGGAGAGAGAATTATGAGTAAAAAATCAATTATTTTTACAGTAGCAGGTATTTGCTGTGGGTTTATTATGGGGATTAACGGATGTACGTTATACGAGAAACTTGCCGATGATAATCATCAGACCTATACTGATATGGAAATAGCAGAATCATTTGCGTATGATAAATACGGAGACGACGAGAGTAAAATCGTGCTTCGTAATTATGATTATGAAACTGATATGTTAGATTTCTATATCTATAGAGACGGTGATATCAAGGCAGCTTCTGGTGTCAACAGAACATATTGGTCTAATAAACTCGCAGACGGATATATCTACGAAAAATAAGGAATTTAGAGTCAGCAATGGCTCTTTCCTTTTTATTTTTTGCCCGCGATTAATACACACCCTTATATGAAAAACGTATAAGGAGGGATATAGAATGTTGAAGAAGGCACTAAAAAGTATCATCAAATTTTTAGTAGTAACAGTTTTGATAGGTGCTTTAATTTGGTGTATATCACGAATATGTCGACTTATCAGGAAATGAAAGAAGTGAGGGCTTAATTAGCTCTCCTCTTTTTCGCGATATTTACAAACCCCTTTATGGAATAATAATTTTATTTAGGAGGTATGTATTATGATAACATTTTTATTATTAACGATCATTGCAATTATTGTTACGATCATTGCGGCAGTTGCCCTGATTACGGGTGGCGTAGCATTCATCGTGGTATTTGGTGATTTAATAGTATGTGTTGGATTAATCATCTTACTCATGAGATGGTTATTCAAAAAGAACGATAAGAGAGGCTAAAACGCTTCTCTTGTTTTTTTTAGTTTTTAGAAAGGTGTAATAAGCAGTGATGGACGAAATGAGACTTAAATTATCAACAAAATGGATGAAGGGGATGGTAGCAAAAATACTCGAAAAAGCAATACTCAAAAGTGTTGGATATAGACCACGTATCCATATCGAGGAGATAATGCTTGAAATGAGAGACGGAAAAATAGGGTTTAAAATTAATGCAGGAGGTGAAATAGACGAGAAGGTGCTCGAAAAGGTGAATCGTATCGTAGATAGCAATGATTAGATTCATGAGTAGAAACTAATTGCAAAGGAGGAAAATCTATGGCAAAATGGAGAAAGAAAACGAATGTTCCCTATATTCTCGGAGGATTTGGATGTATCGGTGTTATTGCGACCACAATAATGGCTATACAGTCAACGCCTAAAGCATTAGAACTGCTTGAAGATGCCGAAAAAGAAAAGGGTGAGGATCTTTCAAAATGGGAAATCATCAAGACTACTGGACCTGCATATTTTCCAGTAATAATAGCAGGAATAGCAACTGTTGGATGTATCGCCGGTGCTGTTATTTTATCGGAAAAGCAACAGGCATCTCTTATCAGTGCTTATGGACTATTAAATGAGTCCTATATGAAATATCAGAGAAAAGTAATTGAAGCATACGGCGAAGAAGCACATACTGAAATATTAAAAGCTATCGCCGAAGAAACAAAGCCAGTAAATATTACCGCCGATAATTTCTTTGGGCTTTCCAACCAAGGAATGGCTGAAGACTTTTCTGAACCAAAATTATTCTATGAGGAGTTTAGTGGGAGATATTTCGAAGCTCCGCTAGAACAGGTACTATTAGCGGAATACCATGTTAACAGAAATATGGCATTGGGTGCTCTTATATTGTTAAATGATTTCTATGAATTCCTTGGATTAGAAAGAACGGAATATGGTGGAGAAGTGGGATGGTATGTAAACGATGACTATATTTGGATTGACTTTAATCATCGTAAAGTAGTGATGGATGATGGGCTGGAGTGCTATATCATCGAAGCCGTGTTCCCACCAGATATGGAATGGAAGGAGTATTACGGATAATGGAAATAAATGAAGTGATATTTTTTATTTATATGTATTATTTTCAAACATATTTTAATTTAGCTATGAAATATGTTACCGGCATGTTTGAGGGACGGTTAACACCTGATGAAACCGAGAAGTACATGCATAGTTGGGAAGAGCAGGGATTTTATATACGCACTGGTGAATATGGTTCATTTCTTATATCAAAAATGCCGGAATCATATGCCACTCTTGCTAATTATATGTCGCCAAAATTACAAAGCCTTTAATGAGAAATATTCTTATTAGGAGGTATGTGATATGAAAAGACGCAATATTGATACTATGAGAGAAGTAAGATTATGGATAGGACAGATTGTTGTTCCGACATTAACAGTTGTTGGATCAGCTCTGGCTATCCCAGAAGTCAGATCGGCGGTATCGGCAAAAGCGACAGAATTGAAACAGAAAATTGATAAGAAGATTAAAAAAGAGGAGGAGTCCTATTAACGGGGCTCTTTCTTTTATATTTTTGAAAGGGGATTTGACATGACCGCAGATGAGAGGATTGAAGATTTTGGATACAAATTAGCAAGTCACAACGATATAACTGGTATATTCACATATGAGAATCAAGTTAATAATCAGCGAATATGCCTTCTTGTAACAAAAGCACACGGGGCAGAAACTAGAGGGGTACTATACACAGAAACCATTTCAACTCATGAAAATCGAGTAATGCCGATCGGTCTGTCCTTTGCAGAATGTAGAGCTTTTCTCGACAAGGCAGACGAGATCAGAAACAGTATGAAATAATTCGCGAAATTTACAACGCCTATAATGAGAAAGTAAGATAGTTTATTGGAAGAACACTTTTTAAGAGATACGGGTTCGAATCCCGCAATTACTTTCTTTTTGTTTTCCAGTAACCAACTTGCTGGAGTATGCCTTATTATTATCGCGATGGGAACAAGGCTTATTATGAGAACTACAAAACAGAAAGGAGATCAAGAGGTATGAGAATTAATGAACTGATCAAAAGTCCCGTATTTAAGAAAGGGATTGGAATTGCTTCGGCAGTGATCGCAGGAATCATTGCAATGAGTGACACGATCGCGGAGCAAAAACGGGATGAGGAATTTGAAGAAATGAAATCTCAGATTAAAGAACTTCAGAAAACAGAAGAGTAGTGAACAGAGAGAATTCCGACATGGGGTTCTCTTTTTATTTGCGAAAAATTATTTAAAGGAGAAAATTCAAAATGAAAAAACTAACTATGCCTGCGGGTACTAAAAAGATTCAGAAAGTATTAACAAGAAAAAGTCCGGAGATTCTTACTGGTATTGGTATTGCCGGAGTGATCACGACTACTGTGCTGGCAGTAAAAGTTACCCCAAAAGCACTTCAGTTGATTGACGAAGCAGAACGTAAGAAAGCGGTAGCGTGGAATAATGAAAATCCTGACTATGATAACGGTGCGGATAGAATAAAACTTACAAAGACAGAAACTGTTAAAGCTGCATGGAAACCATATATCCCTGTGGTAGTAACCGGTGTATGCTCAGTGGCTTGCATTATAGGGGCAAATTCGGTTCATCTGAGAAGAAATGCAGCACTGGCAACTGCATATCAGTTATCTACGACAGCATTTAATGAGTATAAAGAAAAAGTCGTAGAAACAATCGGAGAGAAGAAGGAGAAGATCGTTCGGCAGAATATCGCAAAGGATAAAGTTGAAAAAGACCCGGTAAGTAAGACAGAAGTATTCGTAACTGGTAATGGTACTTCGCTGTTTTATGATGTATTATCCGGAAGATATTTCGAAAGTGATATGAATAAAGTTGAGAAAGCCGTGAATAATCTCAACTGGTCCATGAACAACGGGAATGAGCCTTACATTTCATTAACTCAGTTATATGACGAGTTGGGTCTAAGTCACACCGGCGTGAGTGATAAAATCGGATGGAAAGTCGAAGATGGTAATATTGAATTGGCTGTAAGTGCACAGGTCGCTGACGATGGACGTCCATGTCTGGTTATGGATTTCCTTAAAGCACCAGAGTACGGATACGATAGATATTACTAAAATCTATTCGCGTGAAAAACACATTATATTATGAAAACAAATAAACTTATTATAAAGGAGATAAGATTATGAGCGAAATGAAAGAAGTAGTTGAAACAGCAGAAAACAACGAGGTAATGGAAACTGAAAACGACGACTTTGCATATTATGAGGATGATAACTCAGGAAAGGTTATCGCTTTGGCAGTAGCTGGAGTAGCTGGTGCAGCAGCATTAGGAGTTGCAGCATTCAAGAAACTGAAAGCTAAAGCCGACGCAAAACCAAGAAAGAAAAAACATCTGAAAGTAATGTGGGTCGAAGAAGAGCCAGATATCGTTGCTGATGTAGAAGCTACAGAAGTAACTGATGATGAAAAATCTGATGAAACTGAAGAATAAGTATTTGTAAAGGGAGTACCTGTAGCAAGGTATTCTCTTTTCTTTTTGGAGGAAATGCCTATGGAAGATAGACACATTTATGCGTACGAAGGTCCTGTACATATGTTTGGAAGCTGTGTGAATTCAAAATGGAGTGGCGAAACGACGGCTTCAACAGAGAAAAAAGCGAGATCAAATCTGATTTATCAGTATAAAAGACAGACAAAACGTTCGGTAGATTCAAGAATAACACTCCCGGGTGAATTAAGAAAAATAAGTTAGAGGTGAAGAAATGGCAGAATTTAAAGCATATCCTGGTAACTCGAATAAAGAAAAAGAAGAACAGGCAAAGAGAGAAGAACACAGAGTTCAAAAAGTAGTAGACGGTAAGGTAAAAACCAAAAGAAATGAGGGTCGTAAGCTTGCCAATATTTTTATTTCCGAAGATGCAGGACAGGTTAAATCATATGTGATCATGGACGTTCTGGTGCCTGCGATAAAAAAAGCAATTTCCGATATCGTTACAGACGGCGTTGATATGATTTTATACGGGGAAAAATCCGGTAAAGGTAATAGAGCCGGTGGCGGAACTACACGGATATCATATCGTAACTATTATGACGATCGTAAAGGGGATTCGAGGGATCGATATCGCGATCTACGGGAAAGATTCGATTATGATGATCTGGTATTTGAATCAAGGAGTCAGGCCGAACAGGTACGAGATGAAATGTTTAACATGATTGATCGTTACGGCATGGTAACTGTCGCCGATATGTATGATGCTGCTGGATTAGTGGCTCCATTCACAAGTAATAAATACGGATGGACGAGTCTCCGTACTTCGGAAATTGTTCGGACAAGAGGCGGCGATTATATGATTAAGTTACCGAAAGCAATGCCAATTGATTGAGGAGGATTTTAAAATGATATATAGTTGTGATAACTGCGGACGTAATAAAGATATCCATGATCCAATGTGCAATACTTGCCTTAGTTCAGATGACCCAACAATAAAACCTGCTCATTGGATTCATGATGACAAACCAGATATGGTGAATAATCCGCAGCATTATCAGTCCGAAAACGGCCTGGAAGTTATCGATGTAATTGAGGCATTTACTGCTGAGTTAAAAGGCATCAATGCAGTATGTACGGCGAATGCAATTAAATATATTTGTCGTTGGAATAAAAAGAACGGTATCGAGGATCTCAAGAAAGCAGAGTGGTATCTGCAGCGATTGATTCGTCATAGAGAACTGGAAGAGGCTAAAAGTAAACTTATTACGAAGTAAATAAAGGAGAATAAATCATGAAGAACAATGAGTTATTCAATAAAGTAACCAGAAAAATGTACAGAATTGGTTTCAAAGTACAGAAGCATAGCCCTGAAATTCTGATGGGAGCCGGTATTGTCGGTGCGGTAACAAGTGCAGTTATGGCTTGTAAAGCTACCCTGAAACTGGATGATGTGCTAGCTGAATCAAAAGAAACCGTAGATAAAATTCATGAAGTTTCCGAGAATCCGGATATGATCGCAGAGGGTAAAGAATACACAGAAGATGATATGAAAAAAGATCTGACAATCGTGTATGCAAAAGCTGGATTAAAAGTGGCAAAATTATATGCTCCGGCGATTGTTCTGGGAGGAGTATCTATCGCAGCGATTGTTAGCGGTCATCAGATTCTGAGAAAACGTAATATCGCATTAGCTGCAGCATACACTGCTATCGATAAAGGATTTAAAGAATATCGTGGTAGAGTCATCGATAAATTTGGCGAAGAACTGGATAAAGAGCTGAAGTACGGCATCAAAGCTAAAGAAGTAGAAGAGACTGTTGTCGATGAAAACGGCAAAGAGAAGAAAGTAAAGAAAACCGTTGAAACTGTTGGACCAAATACGGGATCACCTTATGCAAAATTCTTCGATGAGAGCTGTCGTGGATGGACAAAAGACCCAGAATATAACCTGATGATGGTAAGAGATGTACAGGATTATGCGAATCGTCTTCTTAAAATAAAAGGTCATCTGTTTCTGAATGAAGTGTATGATTTGCTTGGAATCCAGCGTACCAGTGCGGGTCAGGTTGTCGGTTGGATTTACGACGAAAGTAACCCAATCGGTGATAATTATGTTGATTTCGGTATTTACGATCTCCATGACGAAGCCAAACGTAATTTTGTAAATGGCTATGAAAGAACTATTCTCTTGGACTTCAACGTAGATGGAGATATCTTAAACATGATTTGAATGACAGGATTATCCAATAGAGCAACCGGTAATATTTTCACAGATATGTATAATAACCCTTGGCTTCATATTTAGAGGCTGAGGGTTTTGCTTTTATGTAGGAGGTATGTATGAAATTAAGTTATTTTCAGTTAAGACTTAGGGATGGCAAGGTTATGAACTTTAATAAGGAGTGCAATAAAGTATCATATTCCGATGACAAAGTATGTATATTTATGAACACTGTCAATGATTCTATACCACAAAGATTTCAAATCTTGGCTATTGTCCCGTATAATCAGATTGGTGTGATCGAGCGAGTAAACGAAGAGGTGTGAAAGGGAATAATATATGCATTACGACGCATTTAAAAATATGAATTGGCTACCAAGATGCGATTTGTCAAAACCTTATACAGCAATGACGGTAAGGATTATATTCTCACACGATAAGCGGAAAGATGATAAGGTGGAATTCCATATCTATCTTTGGCGTGCAAAACAACTTGCAGAATTATTCATCATATTCTGTAAAGAAAGTCATTACGAAAATGTAGTAATCACTGATGTAATCATTATTAGAGTTGCAAAATCAATGGATGCATTGATTGAAATGGAGGAAAATTTATAAATGACAGGGAGAGATCTTATTATTTATATTCTGCAGAATCATCTTGAAGATACGGAAATTCTCACAGACAGTAATCATATGTTTTTAACTGTGGAAGAGGCTGCAGTGAAATACGGAACGGGAATCGCTACAATAAAGGCTATGATTAATCAAAATATTTTGAAAGGTATGAAAATCGGAGAAACATATCTTATTTTAAACGTAGACGAGGAGGAATAAATCATGAAAATACATTGGTTTGATTTACTGGTAGGAACCGTTGGTATTGCCGCTGGCTGCTTCGGCATCGGTTATGCTGTTAGAACTAAGCATCAGATGGATGATATTTGCGAAAAAGTGAATAAATCCGTTGATGAAGTATCCAGAAATGTAAAAGTCGATATTTCAGAGACTGTTATCGATGAAGCTGTAGAAAAAGCAGTAGACCGTGAAGTGAACAGAGCGGTTAATCGTGCAGTGTCATCGATTGTCTCGACTATGAACATTGAAATAAAGAATGAAGTCAAAACAAAGATTTCCGAAATGTATCCAAGTATTAAAAGTATGGCAACTGCAAAAGTCGTGGAAGAAGTTTCTAAAATCAACGTGGCAGAATTGAAAGTGGAAGTTCGAGAACTGGCGAAGGATAAAGCAGCGAGCAAATTAGACGATCAGTTTGATGATATTTTGAATAAATTCAATGGTGATCTGGATAATATCTCGAAGATCTACAGTTCTATCGCTAGTCATTTTAATGGTAATAGTGGATCAGGAAAGGACTTCAAAATCAGTTTAGGATAAGGAGAAATAAGAATGTGTAAAGATATAATGGTCAAAGTATTGATATTCGCAGTAGGTGCTGTAGCAGGTGGTGCGGCAACATTAAAATATACAAAGGATAAATACGAGAAAATCGCAAATGAAGAGATTGCTCAGATGCGTGAGTACTGGAAAAAGAAAGAAGGAGAAACGATAAAAACACGTGGCGTTGTGAAATCCGAGGAAGAGGATGAAGAAGAACTGCCAAATACTTCATATAAAGGATACGATGATGAAGAAGAGGAGGACGTAGAAGAAATGTATAAACCAGAAGTGGTAGCCCCAGAAGAAACATGGGAAAAAGATTATCCAACAATCACTCTAACATATTATGAGGGGGATCAGACTTTAACGGACGATCAGGATAAGATTATTACGAACGTAGCTGAACTGGTTGGTGAAGATTTTGCAAGTCATTTTGGAGAATACGAGGATGATTCCGTGTTTATCAGAAATGATAAGATTGGAGTGTATTATGAAATTCTCCGCGATTATGGCAGCTACTCAGATTATATGAGAGAGGAGTAATATGCTGAAAAAAGAGCTTGAATCAGAATATTATGACTGGATTTATATGCTCTTATGTGAAAATCGTTGTGTTGGTAGACATACCTATCATAAACTTTTAGGATATTTGCATTCAATACCGTTTCGATACGTAATGGCGAGGGATGCTGATCGATTAGAAGATGGGTTGAGTTTACGAAGGAGGTTTGCATACTACAACGATTTGGATGAAGAATCAGTGGTTTATACACTCAGAAGGAATCCATGCAGTGTGTTAGAAATGATGGTGGCTTTATGTGTACGATGCGAAGACGTTATGGATGATCCCGCTATCGGTGATCGGACTGCCCAGTGGTTTTGGCAAATGATTGTAACGATGGGTCTGGGATCGATGTCCGACGCAAGATATAATGACGAGGCAGTAGAAGCTGCAGTTGAAGAATTCTTATCCAGGAAATATGAGCCAGATGGACGTGGCGGCTTATTTAAAATACATAAATGCAACGCCGATCTCCGTAGAATTGATATATGGACTCAGATGTTGTGGTATATGGATTCAATTACATAGGAGTAAATATGACAGAAGAACAGGTATATGAAAAATTTAAAGTATATTTCCCATACCTTGAGAGAAATGTTTTTAAGTGGAAGAAGGTTGGGACATATGCGATCGAATTACTACTTACGTGGGAGATAGCTCTTATATTTACCTACGAAAGTGAAGAAATGTGGCGCTTGGAAACTAAAGAGTCCTACATCGTAAATCGAATGAAAGGAGGCTAAAAGATGAGATGCTAGATTTTATGACAGTATCTACAAGTAGGTCTAATAAATCATCCACCGTAGAAGTATTTCCTAAATTCATCATGAAAAAATCTAAAGATCTGATGGTTCGTGGTAAGGATTTTTATGCGATCTGGGACGAAGATAGAAAAATCTGGAGTACCGATGAGGATGACGTTGTTAGACTTGTGGATAACGAGTTAAGAAAATATGTGAACGAAAACGCTGATCATTTGGAAGGTTCTCCTGTAATTAAATTTATGTGGGATGGTGATAGCGGGTCTATCGATAAATTTCACAAATATTGTCAGAAGCAGATGAGAGATAGCTTCACAATGTTGGACGAGGAACTGATATTTTCAAATACAGAATTATGTCGTGAGAATTATGCGAGTAAGCGATTGAGTTATCCGTTAGCTGAGGGCGATTATTCAGCATGGGATAAAATTATCGGCACGCTATATTCTGAAGAGGAAAGACATAAGATCGAATGGTGTATCGGTTCTATTGTATCGGGAGACTCGAAGAAACTGCAGAAATTCATGGTTTTGTATGGTGCTGCAGGTACGGGTAAATCGACAATCCTGAATGTGGTACAGATGCTATTCGATGGGTATTACTCAACATTTGATGCTAAATCGTTGGGATCCAGCAATAATCAGTTTGCGTTGGAATCATTTAAATCAAATCCACTTGTAGCAATCCAGCACGATGGCGATTTATCAAGAATTGAAGACAACACTCGATTAAATTCACTTGTTTCGCATGAAGAGATGAGCGTAAATGAGAAATTTAAAGGCATCTATAATACGAGATTCAAATGTTTCTTATTTATGGGTACAAACAGACCAGTTAAGATTACGGATGGTAAATCGGGTTTATTGAGACGACTTATAGATGTACATCCAACCGGTAATAAGATTCCTGGAGGTGAGTATAAAAAACTTATTGATCAGATTCCTTTCGAACTCGGAGGTATTGCATGGCATTGTCTTCAAATTTACAAGGAAGACCCAGAGTACTACGATACATATATTCCAAAAACTATGCTGGGTGCGTCGAATGATTTCTATAATTTCGTATGCGACTCATTCAGTGTTTTTAAGAGAGAAAATGGCACTACGCTCAAAGCAGCATGGGAAATGTATAAAACCTACTGCGATGAAGCGAAAGTGCCTTTTCCATTTTCTAAGAGAAACTTCAAAGAAGAACTTAAAAACTATTTTTGGGATTATGACGAAAGAATAGAAAAAGAGGATGGAAGTAAATTGCTGAGTTATTACAGTAATTTCCGTCTGGATATTTTCGAAGATGATATGAATGGCGGTAAAGAACGGAAAGAAGAATCAAAGCCTAACGAAAACTGGCTTGAACTGAAAGAACAGGAATCTATATTTGATAGCTTTTATTCCAATTGTTTCGCTCAGTATGCGAGTTCTGCGGAAACGCCAAGAAAAGCGTGGGATGAAGTCACTTCTAAACTATCAGATCTCGACACGTCAAAACTTCACTATGTTCAACTTCCGGATATTCATCATATTGCTATTGATTTTGATATCAAAGATGCAGATGGAAATAAATCTCTTGACTTAAATATGGAAGCTGCTAGGAAATTTCCACCAACATATGCTGAACTCAGTAAAGGTGGACAAGGATTACATCTTCAATATATTTACACAGGAGATCCGAATGAACTTAGCAGGATATTTGATGAAAATATTGAGGTCAAAGTATTCACCGGAAAGAGTTCGCTTAGAAGACGATTAAGTAAATGTAATAATCTTCCGATAGCGAAAATTAGTTCCGGATTACCGTTGAAGGAGGCGAAAAAGATGATAAATTTCGAGGGTATCAAAAATGAAAAATATCTTCGATCGGTCATTAAGAAACACCTGAATAAAGAAATCATGGGGAATACTAAACCAAGTATTGATATGATAAAAAAATGTCTGGATGAGGCTTATGAAAGCGGTCTTGGCTATGATGTGAGTGATATGAAAAACGCCATCGTAGCGTTTGCGATGACCAGTAATAATCAGGCGAATACATGTCTGAAAATTGTTGGTGATATGAAATTTAAAAGCGAGGAAGTTAACGAGACAGTTGCTGGGGATGAGGAGTCAGATGATATTGTATTTTATGATTGTGAGATATTCCCAAATCTGTTTCTTATCTGCTACAAAATGGCTGGCGAAGGTAGACCTGTTATATCACTAATAAATCCTAAACCGTCAGATATTGAAAAACTGCTCAGATTTAAGTTGGTTGACTTCAATGGAAGAAAGTATGATAGGCATATGCTATATGCTTGTATGATGGGATATACAGTAGAAGAATTGTATGGATTATCTCAAAAACTTATTAATTCTGCGAAAGGGAGTTCCGGCATATTCTTCTCAGAGGCATATAACCTCGGTTATACGGACGTATATGATTTTGCAGCGAAGAAACAATCTCTTAAAAAATGGGAGATCGAACTGGACATTGGCCATAAAGAGTTAGGGTTACCATGGGATCAACCTGTTCCAGAAGACTTATGGGAAGAGGTAATTAAATACTGTCAGTGGGACGTCATTGCAACCGAAAAGGTGTTTAATCATTTACAAGGTGATTTTACAGCTCGTAAGATTCTAGCATCGTTAGCAGGTGGGACTGTAAACGATACCACGAACTCTCTTACAACTAAAATTATATTTGGCAAAGAGCGTCATCCTCAGCTGGTCTATACCGATCTTTCAGAAACTTTCCCTGGATATGAATTTATAGAATTTGGAGAAGATAACAAGCCACATAACATGTATCGAGGGACTGATATGGGATTTGGCGGGTATATTATCTCCAATCCTGGAATGTATGGAAATGTTGCGCTGTTAGACATCGCGTCTCTGCATCCGAATTCGGCAATTGCCATGAATTATTTCGGCGAGTATACTCCGCGTTTCAAGGAATTATTGGATGCGCGTATTGCGATAAAGCATGGCGACTATGATGTTGCAAGAAAGATGTTGAATGGGAAATTAGCACCATTTCTTGAGGATGAAAGTCAGGCTGATGATTTGGCGCAGGCTCTGAAAATTGCAATAAATTCAGTTTACGGCCTTACCTCAGCCAAATTCGATAATCCATTCAGGGATCCGCGGAATAAAAATAATATCGTTGCTTTGCGTGGGGCTTTATTTATGCGAACTCTTCAGGATGAAGTTGAAAAGAGAGGATTTAAGATTGTCGCGATTAAAACCGATTCAATCAAGATTGCAGATGCAACAAAAGAAATTGTTGACTTCTGTATGGAATTCGCTCGAAGTTATGGGTATACATTCGAATTCGAAGCTTTCTATGATAGAATCTGCCAGATCAATGATGCTGATTATGTGGCACGTTATAAAGATGCAGATTTCTGTACAGATAACTTTGAATTTATACCGAAAGATAATAAGAAACACCCTGGACAGTGGACGACTACTGGGAAACAGTTTGCTATTCCGTATGTATTCAAAACACTGTTTAGTAAAGAACCTATTGAATTCATCGATTTATGCGAGACATTCCAGGTTAAAACAGCGTTATATTTGGATATGAACGAAACCTTACCAGACGTAACTGCATATGAAAAAGAGCTGGATAAGCTGGAAAGCAAGTATAAGAAAGGCTTATTATCGGATATAACTTTCGAAGCAGAGGCAACACCGCTTGCTGATAAAGTTGCGGAAGGTCATGATTATCATTTTATTGGAAAGGTCGGTCAGTTCACACCAGTAAAACCAGGCAAAGGTGGCGGTCTGCTTATGCGAAAACAGGGTGAGAACTATTACGCAGCGGCAAATTCGACAGGTTATCGCTGGGTAGAATCAGAAGTCGTGGCGAGTGAATCTAATCGGGATAGTATTGATTTATCATTCTACAGAAATCTTGTAGATAAAATGGTAGATGAAATGAATAAACTCGGTGATTTCGAATGGTTTGTATCAGACGATCCGTATATTCCAGCACCAAAAGAACAGAAGATGGATGATTTTATGAATATTCCGGTAGATGCTCCGGAAGAGATTCCATTTGATGAGGACTTACCATTCGCGTAAGTTACATGCCTTATAATGAGAGACAGAGTCTTGGCTATATTTAGTCAGGGCTCTTTTCTTTTAGATATTTTGAGAAAGGAGTAACAACATGACTTAAAAAATTCATTACACAGAACTGATTATAGTAAAAAAAAACATATTTAAAGGAGAATAAGAACAATGGAATTAACATTTGCACCAAAAGGGGTATTACAGATTAACGACGCTAGAATTTGCTTCAGAAACTTCAAAGGAGCTGCAGGAAGATTTAACGCGGAGGGCGATAGAAGTTTCGCACTGGTTATTCCAGATCAGGAAACAGCAGATGCACTGATCAATGACACAAACAGATATGGAGCTAGCTGGAACGTAAAAATCAAAGAACCAAGAGAAGAGGGAGAAGCTCCATTTATTCATCTTCCGGTAAAGGTTCGTTTTAATGAAAAAGGACCTAGGGTATATTTGGTATCCGGAGAGTATCGTTCACAGCTTACTGAAGAAACTGTAGGAATGTTAGACGACATCGAGATTCGTAGTGTTGATCTTGATATTCGTCCTTACGACAATGAAATCAATGGTAAACCGTATAGAACTGCATATTTACAGTCAATCTGCATTACACAGGAAATTGACAGATTTGCAGCACGATTTGCAGCGGAAGAATGCCCGGAAGAAGACTAATCAGGAGGACATAATAAAATGCATTTAGAAGGCACAGGAAAACCAGGAATCAACGTAGAAGCATCGGTCGGTGATATTTATAAAGATACCAAAACCGGAGAAAAATATAAATGTACATTCGCATATATGACCAGTGGAAATGAAAAAATCCAGAGAGAGTGGGTCAAAATGGTAAACGGCACTCATGATGAATTTCCCTCACGATGGATTCCAAAACCAGAGAAAACAGAACCGTCTATTAAATCTGCAACAGTAAGTACACCAGAACTGTCGACGGATCAGGTTATCATGAAAGCTAAACAGGAAAAGCAGGTTCGTGATTATACATCCTATGGTAATAAGAATAAAAATGGAGGTAAACGATGATTGCATACATTTGTCTGATGTGGATCGGAAAAATACTTAATGCCCCATGGTGGTATTTCGTCGCACTGTTCATCGGAATACTTATTAAAGTGTTAGATTTTGGATACAGTGTAGGCAAACAGAACAAATAATAAGACAAGGGCTCCGATTTTGGGGCTCTTTCTTTTTAATGTGTATCCAATAAATAAGGAGGATTAATATATGAAGTTTTCTAAGTATAATACGATAATTAATAAGTCTGGCATGATCGATTTATTAAAGGAAGTTTCATATGATTATGACACTGTAGATGAATATTGCACAACATCTTATATGGTTCATAAGATAGCAACGGAAATACTGCATATGGATTTATATTCAGAAGAGTATCTATATTTATTCTGTTTTAATACAAAAATGAGACTTCAATCCATATTCGAGGTGTCACATGGCACTTGTGATACCAGTTTGGCTAGAGGTCGCGAAATTTTTCAAAAGGCATTGTTGGCAAATGCTGTAAATATTATTCTCGTGCATAATCACCCTAGCGGAGATCCACATCCAAGTGAGTGCGATATAGCTTTAACTAAGGATATAATGAATATCGGAAAAATTATCGGAATCGAATTAAAGGATCATATCATTATAGGAAGTGACTCGTATATTAGCCTTTACAAAAATGGATATATTGACAAGGGGGTCAAAGTATGAGGAACAATATAAAAGGATTACTTAACTGCCTTTCTATGATATTTGCTCCATTTGCTCTGGGATTTATCTATATCACCTATTTGCTATTTCCGGAAAAATACGAGAAGAAAAGAGGTGATACAAATGAATTATCATAATATTACGAAAGATGATATGAAAAATGGCGACGGATTAAGAGTTGTTCTATGGGTAGCAGGCTGCGATCATCATTGCAAAAACTGTCAAAATCCTATTACATGGGATCCGAACGATGGATTATTTTTCGATACTATTGCAGTTCTGGAAATACTCAGTCAACTCGAAAAAGATTATATCGAAGGAATAACATTTTCCGGTGGAGATCCACTATATTTGGCGAATAGAAGTGAAATAACACTCTTCTGTCGAGCAATAAAAGAGGGTTATCCAGATAAAACCATTTGGATGTATACTGGATATTTATACGAAGATATATCTGATTTACCGGTTATGAGATATATCGACGTACTTGTGGATGGACCATTTGTGGAACAGTTAAAAGATAACAATCTCAAGTGGAGAGGTAGTTCAAATCAGAGAGTAATTAATGTTACGGAATCTCGAAAAACCGGCAATATAGTTCTCTGGTGTGATTGATATTTAGAAAGGCAATATAATGGGAAGAGCTGAAAGAAGACGGATGGAACGATCGGATCGTATTGAAAATCGAAAAGGAAAACTCTTGATGAGTAAAAGCGATCTGAAAGATATACGTGCCGAAATATCTGAAAATAATGTTCAGGTATTAATGACGTGTTTCGCGCTAGCAAACCATCGATTATACGGTCATGGGCAGAAAAGGACTTTGAGAACGCTGACTGAGGTGGATCGAATGATGGGCGAAATTCTCGATGGGACGAAAACGATGGACGACTTCACAAGGGAACTGCGTGAGGAGTGCGAAATAGAAGTTAAGTTTTAATTCGCGGTACAAACATAGGGTATTATGAAAACTATATTTATGTTTTATGAAAGGAGAAAAATCATGGATATTAAGAAAGGTGACAAAACAATTTTTATTCCAGCATTAATTTTTGTTGCTGGAGCAGTTGTATTGGGAGATGTCACAAAAACGATTTGTGAGACAATCCAGAAAACACATAAGTAACATTTTCATTAAGGGGAGGCTCAATTAGCTGAGTCTTCTCTTTTTATTTTTACGATTGGAGGAATCTATTGAGTGTAAAGACAGATTTTTTATATCCTCATCAATCACAGGCAATTGAAAGAATGTTCAGTGGATGCATATTGAACGGCGGAACGGGCAGTGGTAAAAGTCGAACATCCTTATATTATTATTTTTATAAGAACGGTGGATCTATTAATGGTAAAAAGTACACACCTATGAGAAAGAATCCACCTGATTTATACATCATTACCACAGCTAAAAAGAAACACGATCTGGAGTGGGAAGAAGAGCTTATACCATTCCATTTATATTTCAATGCCGATACACATAAAACTGATCTTTATGGGAATAAGGTGATCATCGACAGCTGGCAATGTATTAAAAAATATACGGATGTATGGAATGCGTTCTTTATATTTGACGAGGATAAGCTAACAGGAAAAGGAGCATGGACTAAAGCGTTTTTAAAAATAGCCAAAAAGAATGAGTGGATCGTCTTATCAGCATCACCTGGGGATACGTGGCAAGATTATGAAACTATATTTGTGGCAAATGGGTTCTTTAAAAACCGTACAGAATTCCGACAGCAGCATTTGATATATTCTCGATTCACTAAGTATCCAAGTGTGACCGGATATATGAATGAGAGACGTTTGGTGCGATTACGAGATCGGATACTTATCGATATGGACTTTCAACGACATACGGTGCCTCATCACGAGGATATTTACTGTAGCTTCGATATCCATAAATATAAAGAAGCGGTAAGATCACGATTTGATCCATATAAAGATGAACCAATGAAACAAGCTGCAGATCTATGTCTAGTGTTACGTCATATTGTGAACGAAGACGAATCTAGGCAGGTGAGAGTTCTCGAATTATTTGAGATGCATCCACGTATGATTATATTTTACACTTTCGATTATGAGCGGGATATTCTAATGAACTTAGCTTACGGTAATGATGTTGAAATAGCGGAATATTCTGGACACGCCCACGAATCTATACCGGATGCTGAAAAATGGGTATATTTGGTTCAATACACAGCAGGGGCCGAGGGATTCAACTGTGTAAAGACGAACTGTATTGTATTTTATTCACAAACGTATAGTTATAAGACTTTACTGCAGGCGTGTGGACGGATCGATAGATTAAATACACCGTACAGGGATTTGTATTATTATCATTTAAAATCTCGATCTGGAATTGATTTAGCTATATCGAAGGCTTTGTCGCAGAAGAAGAAATTCAACGAGCGCAAATTTGCTGGTTGGGATAAATAGAATGGAGGTGTAATTAAGTGGGGACAACAATAACAGTAATAGCATTTTTAGCACTAATCGGATGGATCGCGTTTACGATGTAGGAGGTGTGATATGGATGATATTTGGGTTGTATACAATCATGTAAGCAGAAAAATATACGCACTTGTTCATGAAAAGGGACTACGAAGTGTTAATACTGGAGACAATCCTGATATACGAATTACAAAATTCGGAAGTTATGGTGCCGAAACAATAAAAACCGGCGAAGATGGAAACATATATTTAATGGGCATGATATGGTTTGCCGGACAGCCACAATAAAGGAGGTATACATGAATTTATCAATAGTTATATTTTGGATTGTAGTATATTTGGCTATCGGTGTAATAAACGATGCTGCATTGAAATTTGACGATGAGGAATCTTCATTCTTTATCATGCTTACATGGCCGGTATCGGTTATCTGTTTGGTGATCGGAGTTATAGCAAGTATATATTATAAATTTTTACAAAGAACTAAGAAAAACAGTAAATAGGTGACTGATATCTCATGTATATTTATAAAGTAAAATCACGTGAAAAACACAGCCCTTTATGAGAAACATATTATTATTTTTTTTACAGGAGGTAGAGATATGAGAGAAGCTTTTGTTAAAGGTGTAGGTTTTACATTAGGTATTTTTGTTGGAATGACGATCGTGAATATGATAGTCGGTCCGATTAATGTGGCATCAGAAAGCAAAGACAAAGAAGAGTCTCAGTAATGGGGCTCTTTTATTTTACCAGAAAGGAGATTACAAATGTACGGATATGAAATTTGGTATGATCATTGCTGCGTGGGTAGTGATGATGGATTTGACACCGAAGATGAAACTGTAGAAGAGGCACACGTAGCGATCACGGAAAAGCTGAAAGATTGGGAGTCCGATGGATCCGAGGTCGACTGGGATAAAGATCCTGACTATTTCGAAATACGAATAGAAGGAGGGGTGGAAAATGGATGAAAGTACTTATAAGGAAGTATTTTACGATAAGTATTGCCCGAAATGTTCTCATGAAGACAAGAACGAAACAGAAGATCCATGTTTTGAATGCCTTGATACACCGGTTAATCTGCATTCACATAAACCTGTAAACTACGAAGAAAGAAAGTGATTGTGATATGAAAAAGATATTTTGTGAATTTAAAGAAATGTGTAAAAACGTCATGGCAACATTTGCCCCATCATATTGCTATGATCATATGGAAGCAGATGGTAATGCCGGTTTCGGAACCTGTTACGGAGATGGAACCGGTGATTTTGGCGCTTGTAGCGGATGCCCGTATTATATTTCAAACAAGTAGGAGGTATATATGACGAACTATTATGCCATTTTATATAGAATCAATTCGAAGCCATGGGAGTTGAGATGTACTTTACCTAATGACTGTAAGGCAATGAATGTACAGATTTATTTTTCACATGACGACATTGATGAAGACGCGACTGAATTCTCTATTGCAGCATGGTCGGGTATCCAACTGGCGAGGTTATTCAAAGATTTTTGTAATGAGAACAATTTTAAAAACGTTCATATCGATACCGTGTACGTAACGCAAGCTGTTGGAACATGGAGGGAACTTGTATGATTCGAATAATCAATGGGTTAAAATACGATACCAATAAAATGGAACTCATATCAAGATACACATATGGATCAGTTTTTATGTGTAATAAGATTAGTAAGAGGACATGTAACATTTATAAAAGCAAAAAAGGAAGATATTTGAAAATCGATAATGGTATATGGATACCAATCGCGGAGAATGATGTAAAAAGGTTATTAATGGCTCACGATGCAAGGACTTATGAAAAAATGTTCGGAGAGGTGGAAGAAGCGTAGATGTTAACAAAAGCAGATCGATACATGAAAAAAGTGATTGAAGATATTATGGATTACGGCTATAAAGACATTAATCCAAGACCTAAGTATGCGGACGGTACTCCAGCACATACATATTCAATTAATCACGTGGTGAGATCTTATGATATTTCAAAAGGAGAAATTCCGATATGTACTTTAAGACCGATTGCTTGGAAAACAGGTATAAGAGAACTTCTAACCATATATCAGAAACCAACAAACGTTATTTCAGAAATGAAGAAAGAAGGAGTTACCTGGTGGGGCGACTGGGATATTGGAGATGGGACAATAGGTCAGCGATACGGAGCTACCGTAAAGAGGTATGATTTGATCAATAATCTTATCAAAGATATTGAAGAGGATCCGTATGGACGTAGAAAAGTGATGTCATTATGGCAGGAAACCGACTTGAGAGAAACCCCAGGTCTTGCTCCATGCGCATTTTTGACTATGTGGAATGTACGAGGATTTTATCTTGACATGTGTCTTATTCAGAGAAGTGGAGATCTTTTAACTGCTTCGGGTCCAGGTTGTGTTAACGAAATTCAGTACACGGCACTTCTCATGATGATTGCTCGTCATTGTGGGTATTATCCTGGAGTATTCACTCATTTTGTAGCAAATGAACAGATTTATGATCGGCATGTTCTTCAGGCGAATGAGATGTTAAAACGATATTGTAAGGGTCATAACGATGAAATTCATGCACCATTAGGTAAAAGAATCGGATTTATTTTAAATCATGAAAAAACTGATTTTTATGACATTTCAGTTGATGATTTTTTGATGACTAATTATGAACCGATGAAACCGCAGCTTAAATTAGATCTTGGAATTTAAAGGTTATATGAAAGAAAAGGAGGATTTTATATGTTATTAAGATATGACGAAGTTAAAGAGCATCTGCAGACCAGGCTTTGCGATCCTAAGAGAAACACTGAACTTTTGAAAAATCTAATCACAACCGACTATGGTATTTACACGGCATATTACGCAATTCTCCTCGATGAAGATTCATCTGAAAGTGTGACAACCAGCGTTTTAATTAGTAAAGATCTGTTGAGATATCTTGGTGTCACCAAAGAGCGGCTTATTTTAGATGCTCAGAAAGCCGATTTATGCAGAGGAGTATATGTATTTCGTATTCTTGAAGCTACTATTCGAAATCCAATGATATACGACGAAAGTATTAACTTAATTGGAACCCATATTGATATTTCAAAAGATCCTATTTCGGCAATGGTATTAACTAATAAAACAATTAATTATGGAGCATCTTTAAGTATACAGCCACCGGTTCGCTACATGATAGGCGAAATATTTGGATGTGACTTTTATCTTATTCCATCATCGATACATGATAATATCATCATGCCAGATAATGGGGTATTTGATGGCAAAGATTTGCTGGAATTGGTTCATTCGGTCAATATTAATCCAGAAGCTATCAGTCCAGAAGATGTACTTTCAGATGATATTTTATGGTGCAGTAGAGATGGTGACAAAGTAATACATATAAAACATAAAGAGGAGGAATGATTGATATTTCGAGCTCAAGTGTTTGTTATAAATGTAACGATCGTTATGTTGGCTGCCATGGCAAATGTGATAGATATTTACAAGAAGTGGCAGTAAATAATGAAGAAAAGAAAAAGCTGCGAGAGAAGAAGGCTGTTGATAACTATATTTCAATATATGCTGTAAAAACTCGCGAAAAATGTCTTAGAAAATATGGGCGTACCTATGTGAAAGTGAGGTAACAACTTGTGTTATTTAATAGATGGCGTAAATTCCCTAATCGAAAACCAAAAATTTCAGGATGGTATCAATGCACTTGTCAGCACGCTGGTGGAACTGACGTACCGGCTGTTATGGATCTTTTTTATGATAAGATACATGATACGTGGATTGATTATCGTAGGCAGCATGTATTTAACGGATACAAAGTATACGAAGCCTGTAAACCACCAATAGACGACTTTCGAAAATACTCTGACGGGGAATGCGAACGTATCGATATTCTCGCGTGGAAGAATTTACCGAAATGCTATGGGAAGAAAAAGGGAAAATAATATGGGATTTTGGATATTCTTATTAGGAGCGGCTGGGTTCTCACTGGTCGCTCTTTTTATTGTCTGGGTTGGATATAAAGTATATCTGAGCATCAGACGAGCAGAAGACAAATATGAAAACGAAAAGAAAAATGGAGGAAAATAAACATGAGTATGAATAAAAAAGTAATCGGAGTAGCAGTTATTGGTGCAGCATTAGTTGGTGGAGTATTTACCGTATCTCAGGCTAAGTACATCGATCAGGGTGAGGTCGGAGTTGTATGGACCGCAAAAGATGGTGTTGAAGATGAGACATGGGGAACCGGTTTACATTTTAAAGCACCTCTGGAACGAGTTAAGAAATATCAGATCTCCCAGCAGCAACTGGTACTGAGTAACAATCCCGAAGACTATGGTGATAAAAAACATGCGGACTGGCATATCGATGCTCCAGCTAATGGTGGTATGGTAAAAATGAACATGACTGTGAATTATAACTTCATACCGGACCGTGTTACTGACTTATATACAAAATTCAACGGTATGGACGGCGATGAGATCGTAGACAGCCGGGTTCAGAACTCTATTATCGCCTATGTAAAAGAAGTAACGCCGCAGTTCAGTGTCATGGATATTTACAGCACGAAGAGATCAGAAGTAAGCAAAGCGATTACTGATTATTTAAATTCGAAACTGAATGATGAGTATGGGATCAATGTTTCTTCAGCTTTGATTATCGATGTGCAGTTGGACGACACTCTGACAGAAAAGATCAAAGCAAAAGAACAGGCTAAGCAGGATGCGGAGAAAGCAGAACTAGATAAGCAGACAGCTCAGGCTCAGGGAGAAGCAGATAAAGCAAAAGCTGAAGCAGATGCAGCAGTAAAGAAAATCAATGCAGAGGCTAAGGCGGAGCAGACGAGGATTTCTGCAGAAGCTGAAGCGGATGCTAACCGGGTTCTGAATGACTCTATCACCGATAATCTAATTCGGATGAAAGAAGCAGAAGCAAGACTGAAACACGGATGGGTAACAGTGAATGGAGCAAATACAGTTGTTACTGAAGATGGAGGCGAAAATAAATAATGAATGAGTATGACGAACTTATATTAATTGGTAGATGTAAACGACTGAGAGATTCTATATTAGCGCTGTTTAATGATGATAATAGCTCTGCATTTGCTACGATGGTTGATCTGGGTATTTTAACGGAAAACGATTTGAAAATATTGTTTAATGGTGATGATCCATATTTCCAAAATGCTGTGAAGCCACCGTTAGGAATCACTCCTAGAGAGGTAATAGATAAGGAACGCTTGAAAGAAATCACTGCTGGGATTCGGAGATATATCGAGGCTGGCGAAAATATTCCAGTTGCTTGGATGGAAGAACTGTGCGAAATTACTAACAGGATGAAGCAGAAATCATTAAAATGCGAAGATGCAAAAAGAGCATTGAATGCCATATATGGAGTCAAATCAGTACGGAACTACGAATCTCACATTGGGAATAAAGGAGTAAAAGGAAATGAGTAAAGAATACGATTTATATTTAGAAGAACATAAAAGAAATGTCGGTAATGGGTTCGGTTGGATCAGAATCAATCTTCCAGAGATTATTTCTGATGAAATTACGGAAGCCTATAACCATATGGGTGTTGATTTGGAGCAACAGATTATATTTGCTCATGATGCTTCAAAAACGGATAAGGATGAATATGATGCTTATGATGCATATTTCTATGGTGGGAACAGATCCTACGAAGTTATGCAACGGTTCAATTTTGCCTGGTTGATGCATATTCATAAAAACCCTCATCATTGGCAGCACTGGGTGTTGATCACAGATAATCCAGAGGATGGTGGAGAAGTTATTCTCGAAATGCCTTACAATTATATTATCGAGATGATCTGTGACTGGTGGTCATTCAGTTGGAAGACTGGAAATCTGTATGAAATCTTTGACTGGTATAACGAGCATAAGGACTGGATCAAATTGCATGATAATACAAGAAAAATCGTGGAGCAGATTTTGGGAGCTATTCACGCTAAGCTGGATGAGAAAAAGAAAGAATGGGAGGAATGATATTTATGGAATCAACAGAATCACAGTTCACGACAGAAGTAAAACAGCTGCTTTCTGGAGTTATTACCGATCCGGATATTGTAAATTATCTGGCGTATAAACTCGCAGAACTCCACGAAACGATTAGTGAGGAAAAATCCGCGTAAGAAACATCGTCCTTTATAGAAAGTAAAGGAGGATACGATAATGAAAAGAGATTTATTGAAACAGAGGTTAGCACTTATTGGATTTATTATATTTGCGACAATCGTGGGGAAATACCTGCAGGATTGGACGTTTAGTGTGATGATTTATCTGGTAGCTATACCATTGCTGTTTGTGAAAGAATCAGTATTGTGGAATTAATTTTCTAAAAGAGAGTACTTGCGATATTTACAGGTACTCTCTTATTTTTTATTCGGAGGTTAGGCTACTATGACACGTGGAGATCTTATTAGAAGTTTGGATAATAACACACTTGCTGAATTTTTGGATCAAAAGCCATTCTGTCATCCTAATTCTGACTGTGGAGAAATGTATGATGAATGTGCTGCATGTATTAAAGATTATTTGAGCAAAGATGTTTCCGCAGAAGAGTTATTGGAACTTTTGGAAAGGCAGGTATAATGTATGAAATTAAAAAGATTATTTAAGAAAAGAAAATGGGAACTGGTATTTCATTTCGGCAACAACGATCGTGGACATATCGTTAGCTGTTACGGCAATTTCTTCAGATTTCAATGGATGGTAATACGAACGCTGGCGAAGGGATTTAAGAAAAAGTAAATCGCGACAATAACATAGCCTTTAATGAAAAATATTGATATTTCTAAATTTGAAAGGAGAAAACTATGTCAATTAGAGAAAAAATAGTAAAAGCAAAAGAGTATGTGAAGGGGAATAAAACAGAAATCGCTATCTCGGTTGTAGGGGGTTGTATGTTAGCAGCTGGCTTTGTAATCGGATGGAAAGGTTGCTTGAAATCACTTGGACTGAAGGAGGGCATGAATGTGATTACCAATAAAGATATTAATAAATGGTTTGATCATGTTAGTGCAACTTATCCAGGAGGGGTGAACGTAGTAGCTCGAACATTTGAAAAGCCAGTTAATGTAAATGATCTCGGAAAGCTTGGAAAAGAATTTAAAGAACTGGGTGCTCTGGATACTGATGGATTTACACATTTCTTGGCAATAGGCGGAGCAATGGAGAAATAAATGATATTTATCAAGAGGGAATCTTAGGTCAGAAATGACTTGGGATTCTCTTTTATTTTATATGGACTTTTTATTTTGATAAGAGAATTTGATAAGTAAGAGGGATTAAATAATGAATATTAAAAAGAATATCACTATTAATTTATCGGAAGACGACGTTAAAGAGATTATAACCGAATATTGTATCAAGAATGGTTATGATGTTATTACTGAGGACGTTAACTTATTGGTTTGTAAACGCAGTGTTGGTTATGGTCCAATGGAGCATGACGAATGGTCCTTCGCTGGTGCTAAAGTGAATGTTAAGGAGAAATGATATTTATCAAGAGGGAATCTTAGGTCAGAAATGACTTGGGATTCTCTTTTCTTTTATATGGACTTTTTTTATTTTGGGTATCGCGACAAATACACGTGCTTTAATGAGAAAAGGAAGTACCTAAACAGATTGAGATAGTTTCTTGATGTGGGCGACGACCAACCGGATCACGTTAAGTTTTATGGTTAGCATCAAAAGAAAACCATAAACACTAGAAATAGTGTGTGTACCCGGGAATGCAAAGGACAAGCGATATCAAGAACCTTTTCTTTCATTTTAGCGTGGAAAACATTTTAAAAATATAATCGCGTAATATACATATTCTATTATGAAAGGATGGTGATTATAATGTTTAGAGAAATTAGAAGATCAGAGCGTATCACTGAGGAGGATAGAAAAAGACTTGAGGAAGAAGATAGAAGAAACCGAGAGTTCTTGAAAATCAAACCTGAGACTGATATGACTATCGAAGATTGCAATACATTTTGGAATACTATATTTCAGGGAGAGGAGTCCTAATTAAGGGCTCTTTTCTTTTGCTTTTATTGGATATACAGAAAAGGAGGGATATTTTGAAGAAAGGAAGACCAGCTCTCGAAAATCCGAGAAAAGAAGGCTATAGATTACGGATGAATTCGGAAGAGAGCAAGAAACTTATTGATATTTGTAAATCTACAGGGATGACAAAGGCAGATGCTCTGAGGACAGCAATAGAGGATTTATATTTAAAAGAATGCGGAGGTAAAAGATGAATCTGAGACAGAAAAATAAAAAGTTAAAACAAGAGTTAGAACATTATAAGAAACTAATAGCCAGACCTACCGTATTGCGGACGGTATCGGACATGTACACCATTAGGACTTTTGCTGTTCGTAAAGAATTTACAGAGGAACAGCTTAACTTTTTTGATGCTGATGATATTGTGCAGATTCTTATGGACGAGATAGAACCAGCAATCGTTAGAAACCTGCGTATCAGGACGAGCGAGAGTAGAACTTATTACGGAGATACGTTATTTACGGGTGAAATTACGTTAGCAATACCGAAAGAGAATTAAATAGAGATCAGTCGTACATGCTTGTGATTTTGGAAAGAAAATTACTGGTTATGAAGTGAAATGGGATGTGAAATAGGCAAGTAAACAAGAGTTTCAACAGAATAATTGGAAGGAAGTAATATGAACGATAAAAAATATTACGTAGATTTAATAGAAAAGATATGTTTTAAATATAATCTTTCAGGCTCGTTAATAGAAAAAACATACATAGAAGGAATTAGTAACAATGATTTAACTTGTTGCTATGTAGATGGAAGAATTAAGAAGTCAAAAGAATTAAGAAGGGAATTAACATCTGTCTTAAATAACTTTCTTAAAGAATACCCAAACACAATCAAACCGTTATATTCATAAAGGAGGAGAACTTACAATGACAGGGAAATATATGTATGATTGTTATGATAAAGATGAAAAGCCTTTAGGAATTTTCTTTGAGGATGGAACAAAAGAACTTTTAAAACATCATCCTGACGTAAAGTATGTAAGAGGTATGGATGCTGTTACAAGACTTCCGGTTTGGCATGAAGTGAAAGAAGACGGATTATTTTCTTACAAGCCAAAAGAAAAGACTCATTATGATGAGCAAAATTGGTCTTATAATAATTTTATATAATAGATATAAAACGATGATTTCTTAATTGGAGGGAGCGATTATGGATGGTATGCAATTTACAAAGTATGCAGCAGATATAAGAGAAATCTTAGAAAAGGATAATATTTGTAAATCTACAGATTAAGTCTCACGAAATGGGCGAAATCATGAAAGTATTTTTAAGTCACTCGCTATACCTAAAGAATAACATAGGAGGTTTATATGATAGAAAAACTTATATTGGGAGATCGACAGTCCGGGAAGACGACAGAATTAATAAAAGAATCAGCTAGAACCGGAGCATATATTGTAGTTTCTTGTAAGAATGAGGCGCGTAATGTATTTATGTCAGCTAAGGAACTGGGACTAAATATACCATTTCCGCTCACTGTTGCTGAAGTGATATATGAATCCCCATCAAGTTATATTTTTCAAAAGGGCATCTTAATAGATAATTTGGAAAGAATCCTATGTCGTTTATTTAATTACATTACGATCAACGCAGCAACGGTTGACTGTACTGCTTTGGACGTAGGAGTTATGGATAATTTCGGTAGTAGAATGATTCAGGATTTATCAGAATTACGGATTAACACACCGGATGACATGGATATTTCAGAAGGAGAAGAGAATCGTGAATGAAATAATGATGAAGCCCGTATGTACTAACTGTGGTCATATTTTTAAAAAAGTTGTACAGGAGAATGAAAGATTGGATATGGTTGATGACGGGCGAACATATCCCAGGAGAGTAGCATATGGGCTTTATCCTCAATATTGCCCAGAATGCGGTATGACTATAAAAAATATTGTTTATCAGAAACCTGTTAATCATGATGATTCGACTATTTATTATGATGAGCCAGAGCAAGAATATACTTTGAAAGATAGAGCAAAACCCGAAATGCATGAACCTGGAACACATATATTCGTGGTGTATGGTGATACTTATTTCGAGGGATGTGGGTCTTATATTAATTTATTCGGAGTGTTTGAAGATGAACAGACAGCAATGAAAGCAAAGAAAGATATGGAAGAGAAATACTATAAGAATTCTCTCTACAACAATCCCTGGACGCGGAGTGATATCGAAAGATCCCAAATAGAATTTAAGATTCAAGAAGTTCCAATAAATCAGATATTTGATATTTACTTAGGAGGATATGCCGAGTGATGAAGAAAGTATATGGAGTTTGAAAGAGTCTGTAATCTTAAAAGATTATGGGCTCTTTTATATTTGAAAGGAGATTAAAGATTATGGCTATAGCACTGAAATGCGACAGATGTGGAGGTTTATATGAGCATCATCGTGTGGAATATATGGGAAATTATATTAACGGTATTCAAATCATAAATACAAACATTGATTGCAGTAATAGTTGGGATATTCGTACTCTGGATTTATGCCCTAAATACTGTGAAGAACTTATTAAGTGGCTCGGAGATGATAAGGAGGAGGGTAAGGAAGATGGAAGAGAATAATACAGTATTCAAAAAGATATATGAACTTGGTTTAGTTAATAAATGTAATGTAGGGTTGTCGTTTCTCACTTCAGGTAACCTATATATTTCGGTGATCGATAATAAAACATGTAACTCAGATTTTACCATAATAAACTCAGATTGTGCAGAAGAACTCATTATAGATGTGATTAAGGACACAATCAGAAGAGCGAAGGAAGTGTGATATTCAGTGTTTAGAAAAATTTTAAAGAAAATTTTCGGCATTCATAGACCATCAAAAGAATGGGTGAATGTACCGTCAAGCTATGTGGAGCGAGATACGAAATGTGATAAATGTGTTTATGATGGAAAAAGAAAGTGCTGTTTGATTAACGTAACAACAAGTATGGATAAAAATGTACATTACGACTATGCTCCTTTTTATATATGCCCACTAAAGGAGGATATTGATGAGTAAGGATATTTCTACGATTTATACAAAAGATCAGAATCAGAAAGCCGGTCGGAGAGGATATGGCAATTGGAAGTCTGAGAAAGAATCACACATATCGCCAGCGGAATATGGTGGTTTTATTGAAAAAGCAAGAAAGAGGAGAAAGTGATATGAAAATTTATGTAATGTTAAAATATAGACCACTTGGGAATGAAGAGTATATCGGAATTAAGAAGAATCGAAAAGATGCTGAGAAATGTTTACGGCAGCTATTTCCTCATATGCGAATTATGAACGATACACTGGTCTCGGACGCTAATGGGACTTGTGTGTTAGAGGTTCGTGAGGAAGAGATCTGATGGGAAAGAATAGAAATCCTATTAAAAAAAAAAAGAGAAGGGAAGGTAAGGTAAAATAAATGATCGAGATTAAAAACGCTGTTACACCTAACTCCGAGCAGATGGATTCTATGATTGATGCAACGATGAATGCATATGGAGTTGAATATCGTGCTGAATCGAAAAGTGGGTTGGGTTGTTCAGAACGATTGATATGGGGAAATCCTGAATGGGGCGATTTATTCTGCAAAGATTGTGGTTATGAAATGATTACTGGATCCTGCCCGGGAATAGACAGACATTATATTTTATGCGAGAGTGATAAGGAACTGTTGTTGCGAGATAAAGTTGGATTCATGTCATATCTAATGGTTTATTTCACTATAACTGGTCCCTTACATTTTATTCGCGACTTCATTAACTTTGATCTGTTTCTGGATGGCTGTGACGATATTTTTCATACAATACTGATGCCTCATTTTGTTAAGCATAACTCATCCGACGGTACGAATGATCTTTGTCAGAAATGTTATGTTATGATTAATTATTCAGCCCTCTCAAATATGTATACGGTTTATAAAGACAGTAAAGATAAGGACTGGCAGTGGATTTGTAAGTGGATCGGTTCGTTGCCATATAGTGAATTGATTACTTCTCGTTCATGCAATTGATATTTATCCGCGTTATTTACAGATGCTCTTATGAAAGAATTATACTGAAAATTTTAAGGAGGTAATATTTATGACAAATCGAGAAGAGGTATTAATCAAGAAATTGGATGCATTGAGAGGTGAGATTCGAAAGGGTAGGCGAGATATAAAATATTTTGAAGAGGCTATATGTTATAATTTAGATTTGTATAACGCGACTTTGCTTCCCATATTCACAGACAGAATTAAATATCTGAAAGATAATATAGAAATTGCAAAGTCCGCAATTACAAAAATGGAGAATGAACTGTGGCGTACTTCACGAGAATTATATTGGGAAAGGTCTATTCAGAGAAAATCGAAGAAACCTAAAGAATGTGATTATTTCTATGGACAGGATGATATTTGTCTCGTAAATGAACTATTAAAGAATGGAATAATTAGAGGTATTAAATTCTAAGATGATAGGAGTCTGAATCAGAAATGGTTTGGGCTCTTTTCTTTTTGGGGTTTTGGATACTCTATTATAATAGGAAAGGAATTGTTAAACAATGATTGGACAGTTAAAAATGGAACCGTATGATATTATGAAGTTGAAAAATATACCGAGGCGAAAAAGCGGTAAATACACAATAAAGAATGACAACATTTTTTTTATCGAGAAATTCGTAGAAAGCGACTACGATTGTTGTAAAGTTTTCACTGGGGCAGATGATCATAAAGCTCACATTGAATGTACTATTTTACGTAGATCGGTTAATGCAATCGGAGCTAACGTAAGAGTTGTGTTACGCGGAAACAATGTATTTTTGGTAAGAAAAAATGTTTGGGACGAACAGGTAAAGAAAAGGGGGATGGAATATGAATATTAAGTTATTTACTCATACTGATCTTGACGGGGTAGGATGCGCTATTTTGGCATATTTAGCATTTGGAAAAGAAAATGTGGCCGTGGAATACTGCAACTATGATGATATCGATCTAAAAGTTTCACAGTTTTTTATCAAAGGCAATCCTGGAGAATATGATAAGGTGTTTATCACTGATATTTCGATTAATGAGAATTTAGCAGTTGCAATAGATCGGTATGCAAAATCTGGGTTATGGCAATTATTTGATCATCATCAGACGGCTTTGGAACTCAATAGGTATGATTGGTGTAACGTACTGGTTGAAGCTGCAGATGGGCCTGGATTAAAGACCTGCGGAACTGAGTTATTTGGGGTATATTTACTCAGCAGTGAGGGATTAGTCAATCGTTATAATTGGACCACTATAAATAATATTTTACAGTTCATTTGTATTGTGCGAGATTATGATACTTGGAGATGGACTACTATGGGTAGAGATGGAATAGTTTCAAAAAATGTGAATGATCTTCTTGATATTTACGGAAGAGAACAGTTTATAAATGTAATGTTTGCAAGAATTAGAATGTATAATAGTTTTCCATCAATTACACCGGATGAATTTTTATTATTGGGGCAAAGAAAAGAAGAGATCGACCGTTATGTGATACAAAAGAAGGAACAGCTAATTCGTGCAAGGGATATTTACGGTCATTTATACGGTTATGTATTTGCGGAGAGATTCTTCAGTGAACTTGGCAATAGACTGTGCCAGATGACTCCAGAGCTTGATTATGTGATAATGATTGATATTTGTAACGGGAAGGTTTCATATCGAACTACTCGGGATGATTTGAATCTTGGAACTGAGATTGCTCATTCGTATGGCGGAGGTGGACATGCCAAGGCTGCAGGTAGCACTTTTGATCGTGAATATATTTCGGATTTGGTCGTTAAGAAGTTATTTGAAACTGATGAGATGAAAGGGGCTGAGTAGATGAGTATCAAATGGTTCATATATAAAATCGCTTTGAAATATATTGGCTGGTGTAATGGAAGGCAACCTGTTATCATGTATGGTCGTCTTAAAAATATGGATCGTCTAACATACCGTAACTGTGACAAGGCCTATTTATCCTATGGAGCTGACTCAGAATGGAGTAAATTTAAAAATTATGAAGTCTTAGATAATGCCATTCAGAGACTGGCGGAATATGAGGATGTGGGAGAAATGGAAAGTGTTGACCCATTAATGTCTTTAAGAAAAATATGTGACATTATTGATATGCCTTGGGCTTTAAACGGCGGGAAGGAGTTCACAGTCACAGTTGGAGTAACTCCTGTTTTAGATAAACAATATGTATTATGCAACGGTTACCGTTATGATACGCGGGTAGGTATGTTTATATTAATCCGGAATTTGGCAGTACGGTTCGATAATGACTGTGTATATAAAAACGAGGAGTATATTCTATCAGATAGTGACCTCGAAACCATGATCAGTATGTTGCGGTATGCAAATATATTCAATAAGGCTGGGTTGAAAAATGTTATTTCGGCAGATCATGTCAAAGCGGTACTTAATAAAAAATAAAGAGGAAATAGTGTGAGGTGAAAATTTATGGACTTAGGGGCTTTTCAAAATATAGAAGCGCTTTACGGATTAGCAAAGGACAACGGGATTGATATTCCGCGGTGCAGAGGCTACCGACTGATGAAAGATGAAGCGGTCATCACTCAGGCAGAGATTGATAAACTAAAAAGAATCAACGCGATTTACATTACCGAGTTGTTGATTGATTCTGATCCGTTCTGGTGTGGTTCGGATGAATACGCGGATATTTGTATTAGGGTCGGTGCGTATCATCGGCGTAGTAAAGGATATTTTCTTGTTCCAAATAAAGATGAAAAAGGTATGGGAGAGTATTCTGGCATTCGTTGGGACAGGATCCATGGCTGGAAAAGGAGAATCTTAAAATTCAAGATTAAACAAAATAATCATAAGATTCAGAAGCAGTTTGATACCTGGAATAAATATGCCGGTAGAAAGGACGTACTTTATATTTATTCCAGGATGGGCGGGTATAATTGGGAGTCATATCAGAAAAAGAAAGAATTGATGAATCAACCATGGTTCCTGGATCGCGTAGATGATAGTATCGATTCAACACACTGTGACTTCTATGCAAAGATTAATATTTTAAAAGATGAAGGAGAAAACAATGTCAGCACAAATAATTGAGGTTTTAAACAATATTTGCGAGAAATTCGGAGTTGCCGTGGACTGGACCAGTAAAAATATTCAGCCATATCTGAAAGAACTCATGACGAAATGTATTAATTACAAACTTGCTACTGATATCGTATGGTTGGTTGTCGGGATTATACTGCTTATTATCGGAGGGGTCTTGTTGAGATTCGCATATAATAACAATCGTAAGTATCATGAGATAAAGGATTATTATGAGCGAATGCGTAGTTGTTTAGATGATGTGGCAGGCATACAATTTATATTTGGGGGCATTTGTCTCGGTGTTGCGGTGATTTTAATTCTATATTTCACTATCAACCTGATAACATGTGTTACGTTCCCGGAGAAAATTATTCTTGATATGGTCCGATCATATTTGGGTAACATGTAGCGCTCGTAAATCCAGGACGGTGGATGTGGGTGTTATATTTTTATGTAGGAGGTATATTAAATGAGATACAGAAAACGATATATGAAAGAAGAGAAGAGTCCGGAAAGAATTGAACTGGAGAAGCTGATTCGAGAACATGTTCGACTGAGCAAGATGTCACAGACCGCTATAATCAATACTTTGTGTAGACATGGAGTTGATTCTATCAGAAAATTGGTTGTTATAACCGAGCTTGAATTATATAAGATGGGCAAACTCGGAGTGGTGAGAGTTACTGCGTTGATGGACCTCAAAAGATATTTGGAAGAAGAGCGTGAGTTATACAGAACACATGATGAAACACTGGCGAAGGTTAAAGAATTACTGGATCAGGGGTATATGACGGATATTGTGTGCCATCAGTTAAATCTTAGACCAATAATAATTGATATGTATGAAAAACTAAAAAGCACTCAAAGCTTGGCTCAGTTATCTGATGAAATTGCCGAGTGTACCGGGCTTTATCCAGGGTACATAACAAATACTATTAGCGATTATAATTTCCGTAAGCGGTTGGAAGAACTGGAGCAGACTAAAAAGTGTCTTGCAGAAATCTTACGCGACTAATGCACAGGCTTTAATGAGAAACTAATTTATATTTTATATGGAGGTATTGAATATGGGTAAAAGTCTTACAATTATGGAAGCTAGAAAAATGAATACTCATAAAATAGTGGTTGATCTGGGGAAACATACCAGTCAATTAGAAAAACTCGGTATGGATCACGCAGATGCCTACCATTTCATAAGTACTGTAATGAATCTTGGTATTGCATTTCAGGAGAAGTGGGACGAGAAACTTCAAAATATTTCATGTAAGAAAAATTAAGAGCAAGAGCTTGGATCAGAAATGGTTCAGGCTCTTTTTCTTATATTTACTGGAGGTGATAGGATGGAGATACTATATGCAGACGATAAAGCCTATAAAATAGCAACTCCGAACGAGATCAGGGAAACGTGTGGATTGAATCCTATTGATATTCGTAAAAATGTACATCCTCGGAAAACTAATTGCCCGAATTGTGGAGCGGTAATCGGTATGAACGGGAAATGCGAATATTGTGGGACTATTGTTGGAATAAAGGAGGACTAGATATATGAAAAACGCTGAAGCAATCAATACTTTTATCGAGATCATGAAAGAATTAGGGAACGGAAAATCGTTAACGAAATTACGGATAATCAAAGCGTTAGCAATGAGTATTGATGTGCTGACTGAACAAGAGAAAACTATACGCGGAGGATCGAAATGACTATTATCGAGACTATTTCAGGTATTTTGGTATTAATAAACATATTGTTAGCATTTGCTCATGCTAAGGAACATGAGATTTGTCAAGTCGTAATTTACTGTGCAATTGCATTAATTTGTATGATGTCTATTTGTAGATAGGAGGAATTAAATGACTGCCTGCGAAGTTATTTTAGGTATTTTAACAGCAATAAACATATTGTTAGTATTTGCTCATGCTAAGGAACATGAGATTTGTCAAGTCGTAATTTACTGTGCAATTGCATTAATTGCTATGATGTGTATTTGTAGATAGGAGGATTGAAATTTATGAAATTATTAAACACAACATTAAGATTCTTATGCTATTTTGGCATAAGTGTCGTGCTGGGTGTATCTGGGTTAGGATGTCTTACTTGGCAATGGTGGGTAATAATGTTACTTACATTATTGTATACCATACTGTCGGCTGTTTATTAATATTTGAGTGGAGGATTAAAGATGGATAAATTGGTTAGAGTTAATTTTACTGAAGATAAAAAGGCAGCTTTTATAGGAGATAAACAGTACATATCGTTTGAACGCCTGGCTGAAATAAAGGAAGATCAGGCTAAAGAAATGAAGCTTTTAAACAGTCAGGTATCTAAATTATTATCTGAAAACGCTGCGTATAAAGCATTACTTAAAGAACAGCTTGAAAAGGAGGATTGATATTTTATGGTTAAACTAGGAGATTTTTTACAGGTTGCGCATGATACTGTGGTTATCGAAGAAAAAGGTGCACACGTTGTTGAAATAGATCCATTATTTGTTAAAGCCGATTTACTATCCAAGAAGTTACTCGACAGTAAAATTAAGATGATAGGTAGCATGATGAGTGACGGAAAGTTACATGTTGTATTGGAAGGAGACATTAAAGATGAGTAAAGTAAAAGAAACAACTATTGGGCAGATCAGTGTTGAGGTAAAGGCAGGTCTTAGCGTGGATGAGAAGACAGCACGTATATGTATGGATTTGTTGTCTATATATTTTAAAAACGGTGGGTGTAAAGGAGTAGCAATGGCATTTAGAGACGATCCTTATGATTCTGTTGGGGTGCAACCATTAACTACAGAAGAAGCAGTTGATATTGCTATGATGGCGCCTTTCCGTTGTAATAAAGGGGAGAAGGCTGAAAACGAAGAGGAGGAATAACTTATGGATATTGCTAAGACTATTGAACCATTCTGTAACTTTTCATTGACGTATTGGCAGAAAGCGTATGCTCAAAAACTTTTTGATGCTGAAATGGAGGGGAATCATCTTGTATATTGTATTCCGCCACGTGGCACTTCAAGACATACTACCGAGGTTATACACGCCTTGGTTATTCTAACTATAGCGTTGCAGGAAGGTTCAGTAAATTTTGATGGTGGTGGTAACATATGATGATATTTTGGATAGTTTTCGCGGTTCTTATATATCTGATAATCGGATACTGTATCGATATGGATCTACGTGACGGGTATGATACTCCGCATTTATCATTTATATTCTTATGGTTATTCGTGCCAATAATATGTGCTGGAATTTGGGTTATAATAGTCGTTTCAGACATTATTGATTGGGTGATTATTAAATTGAAAGGAGATTGCGAATGAAATTATATTTAATTCATGGTAATGCGCATTATGAAAGTTACGGACATATGGAGCATATTTTCGGCATTTACACTGACAAAGATAAAGCCGAAGCTGCGAAGAAAGTTGTTACCAAACAGCTTTATAAGAAAGAGAAAGAGAAAGATAATGAATGATCGTATGTAGACGATATTTCAGATATTAAAGTGAGTGTTGTTGAAATTGAATCTGACATGGCTGTGGATATTGAATTAGGAGGATATTGCGAATGAGCATTAATTTAGAAAATGTAGTTCTGGCGAGTCCAGAGCAAATGGAGTTTATTATTCAGGGAATGAGAAATTCGACGAATTCATGGGAGAAGAGTGATAGTGAATGCGTAACTGCTGGATACGATATCGTAGGATTCGATCTTGGCGAAAGTGATTACTCACTCATGCAGCGATTAGCAAAAGCTGGTACAGATCATAGAAAATTTATGAGAATGATGCCGGTGTATGTGAGGATTACGGCACCGTTGTATTGGTGGGAAGAATTTGATACTTATCAGGTCGGAGTTTGTTCTAATCCAACTGATATTATTAAAAACTCTTACTTAACTATGCATGAGATTGCGGAGAAAGAATTTACGTTGGAGGATTTTTCGACTGAACATTTACTTAGGGGACCTTTAAGAAATTTGGAATATGATATTGGGCAACTTAATGATTGTAGAGATTTATATTTGCGGTGGGATCGTTTGTCGGATGATGAAAAATTGTATATCAATCCAAATATTAATGACAAAAAAGATATTTGGTGGCAGATGATCCAGCTTCTTCCGAGCAGTTATAACCAGACTCGTAATGTTATGATGAATTATGAGGTGTTGGCGAATATTTACAGACAGCAAAAGAATTACAAACTTGATGAATGGAGAGAAGTTTGTAAATGGATTAAGACCTTGCCATATTCTGAGCTGATTACTGGGGAGGATTCGAAATGATATTTTCATTAAAAATTTGGTTAGCAGTATTAATGTGTATTAATCTGCTCTTGGCATGTCGGTGCAAAGGAGGGTAATAGTAATGACTAAAAAACAATATGAAAATCTAAAAATTGGAGACCTCGTAACTTGTTATAACGGACCAAATAAAAATGTTATTATGAGGGTTACGAAAAAATATTTTGGAGGATTCAATACTAATTGCTTAGTGGCATGTGGGGTAGAGCCGAACTCTGTATATAACCAACGAAAAGCTTTTAGAAATGATAATTGGACCTGCGGTTCGGCAAATTGCTTCAAGATTATTAAATTAAATTAATTTTATTAATACATACAAAAAAAAACAATAGTAAAAGATAGTCCATTAATCTGAATATCTGTAAAACTGTTATATTCTATACAGCTGCTATATGCTGTATGTTGAGTATTTGTAGATAAGGAGGAAAATTTAAAAATGAAGAAAAAACTCAGACTTATTATACTCGCGGTTCTGTGTCTCTGCCTTATTAGTGGAGTTACAGGCTGTGCAGTGCTGGATGACACTATCAATGAGATCGAAGGAAATCTTGTCGGTAATGGCTACACTATCCGTACTTACGATAACTATGGCTCAAAAGTTATGACCACCACTGGAGATAAAATCAATGTTCAGGGTAATCCGGTTAAGACGACTTCTTACAGTAGCGACGGATCAGTTGTTACGGGATACGAGATGTCATCCGTAATCACCATTAATATTGATGGTAAAGAAATTCAGAGTTGTGGTGATACATGCATATTTGAGCAGGATGGTCTGCAGCCTGACGTAGACTTTGTACAGACTGATATTTACAGTCAGTCAACCGGTAAGCTTTCCGATAATACATATGTAGCAGGTATCGTGAATGAATATAGGAATTATTTTGGTAAGTCACGTGTTGTGGTAATTAAGTCTCAGTTAGGACAGCCTATCGTAGCATATTCAGGCGATGAGGTATTTTGGAAAATTCCTAAAGACTTGCCTAAAATGACGAAATTGATGATCGATGGTAAAGCTCTTTATATTCACAGAGCTAATTTTCAGATTATCGATACGGCGTTGTTGGATTAGAATGAGTTCGCGAGAAACGGATTGGATGGTCATTAAATTGAAAGGAGATTGATATTTTGGAGTTATTATTATTTAGTATTATTCTAATTGTATATTTAGCGGTCGGTTTCATCGTATGCGGTATTTTTGACGATCAGGTTGGTGGTCCAGACTTAGCAACTGCATTTATATGGCCGGTATTTCTGATTGGGATAATTGTATTTGCAGTACCGTCGTTATGTTATCAATTTGGGTGCTGGCTTTATCGGTTTGGATGTCAACTAGATGAAAAATTTGAGACCTGGAGGAATAAAACTAATGACAAAAAATGATTTAATGAATATTTGTCACCGTGGAGTGAGTGTTGAAACTGATGATTGGGTGTATGGATATTTTGTAAATGCAATAAAAGAGTTTACAAAAGATGAACGAGTTCCTCAGATTATTACATATCAGGCCATAGTATCACCTCCGAATGTATTCCATAAAGCTGGTATCGTGGAAGTTAAACAGGAGACAGTTGGCAGGTATATTGGGATGACGGATAGGTATAGTTCAATGATATTTGAAGGGGATCTTATCCAAATAGATGGTTGCACCTATGGACAATTACTTGAGGTTCGATTTATGCATGGGCTGTTTGTAGGATATATTGAAGGCCAGACACCTTTATGGCTCCCGTTATTTGCTAAGCATATTCGTGTAGTAGATAACCTATGGCATATTAAAGAGAATAGTATGCTGCAATCAATTGAGTCCGACGAGGATGCAGAGGATTTATGTTGGGAGTGGGATTGATATGAAGAAAGCATTTTTGAGTCTATTGGTCGTTCTTGTTCTATTACTGACTTTATCAGGTTGTAGCAGTGAATCGGAGGCTTTATCAATTACAGAGCCGGGCAATATCACTGGAGTTAACCTTATACACATTGACGGGTGTTTATATTACGATACTAAAACTAATATCGTATATATTTGGAATGGATTTTTTTACTGCAATACAACAGCTACGACTCCATCACCATACTATGCGAGTAATGGACTTCCATATAAATATGATCCTGATACGAAGCAGTTAAAAGAGATAACGAACGGGGATTGATATTCTATAGACGCGTTTTGTGGCTAACAGAGAAATCATCCATTGGAATCTCGTGAAAAACATCTTTATAAAATATATTCGCTAAATTTACAGTTACTATTATAGAAAGGAGTGATATTTTATGAACATTTTAAAAAGAGCAAAGAACAATTTAGTCTATGTCTATCACCGAAAGCGTCGAGATTTGGCAGTATATATGATGAGAAAGATCGATAAATCTACCGATGATAGATGGGAAAAATGGTATAGAGTAAATCTTGAAAGTCTCAGAAAATGTCATGAAGCAAAACTATATAATAAACAGAAGGAGTCCTAACTGGGGCTCTTTCTTTTATATTTTTGAAAGGAGATTTGAGGTATGAGATGTGAGAATGGTGCAAGATTTTATATAGATGATTTTGTAGAGGATCTGAATTATCGCAAGATTATTTTGAGCTTTGGTGACGTGGATCCGGAGAAATTGAAGAGTAAATTAGAGAAAGATAATACTAGTCATATCTCTCGTTTCGATAGATATTGTATATCTAATAAATTATTCTTTATTGAGAATTGTGATTTGCAGGAAGTTGACACGCAGGTGGAACCACCAGAAATATATGGAAACAGTTTTCAGTATCTTGTTATGAGTGAGGGATATTCTATCGTAGCATTGCATTATGACGATAAAGGCGATCAGTGGTATTTTGATATAGATGCGTTTGTAGATACATTCATAGAATCATAGGAGGGATATGGTATGATCTTAGAAGGAAGAATATTGATATTTAATACACGAGATAATGACGGTTATGTATTTACGGAAGAAACTAAATTGAGTCACCCGGAAAAGATACCGGTAGCATGGAATTTTGAATTCGACAATCCAAGTTTAATTGTTGGTACTGCAGAGGTGCGTGTTTCTGGTAGCTGTCTGGTAGCTACTATCACAACTACTAATCCGATATTTGAGCAGATGATGATGGATCGAACATTCGCTTGGTGCGGTGGATATTTTACTCACTGTAAAGAGCATCAATCATTTTTTGGAGATTCAATCATCGATGAGGCTGTGTTATGGGGTATTGGGGTATCCGCAGAAGACATCGACTTTAAAATGTCTTGTCTGACGGTTAAAGAAGAATGATATTTTCGCGGTCTTGATTGTTAATACGCATATTCTATGATACAATGTCATTATAGAAAAAGGGAGGTTTTTGATATGAAACTGAAGAAATTAATGTTAACTGGGGTGCTTGTGTGCGGATTGATATTTGCCGGATGTGGTGGAGATAGTGGCGATAGCGAAAAAGAGGAAGCTGTTGATTCAGATGTTCAGGAAGCATGGGATGATATTTCTGGAGATAGTGCCGATGAGGATAAGTCTGAGGATGATGCCACTTCGGAAGATGCTGAAGATGAGAAAAGTGACGACAAGAATGAAGCTGTTACGGAGAACATTGATACGAGCTGGTATGAATCAAATGGTGACGCAATTGCATCTGGCATATTTGTCGTTGGTGAAAATATAGCATCTGGGAATTATAGCATCGAGAATCCTAAAGAAGACCAGTATATGGATGTAATTGTATTCGAATCTATGGACGACTATCTTGGATATTTTAGCACATATCCTAAAAGTACATTAGGTGAAGAAGATGCTGCAATTAAAGCCAACTCTTTTTATGATACATGTTTGAATCCGGAAGAATCTTGTACAGTTAATCTAGAAGATGGAAACGTACTTATGATTGACGGTGCTATGGGTAATATTATTAATTCTGAGAATACCAATAACGGTGATGGAATTGTTTCAGAGATGAAAGAATTAAAGCCCGGAGTATATTCGTCAAGTCAGATTGGAGAGGGGACTTATATAATTACTTATCCAGCGGATGGAGGATATGGAACCAAAATAGCTTTGTTCGATAATAAAGATTCATATAAAAAATATAATTCCACAGAGACAGTAACCCTTGGTGACCGTGAAGAAGCTATCTGGACAAACGGTATATATGATTTTGATATAGAGGATGGTAAGCCATGTTTTATTGAAATGACTACTGATTCGATTTTGCTAGTTTTTGATTACGATCACTGTTATATTCAAAAGGTAAATATGAATTGGAGTCAAAAGTAAGAGGTGATAATATGAAATTAAGAAATCTGATAATAACGGGTATATTAATGGTAACTATGATATTTGCCGGATGCGGTGGAGAGTCAGAAACAGCCAAGGAGAAGAGCCCTGAGATACAGGCTGCATGGAATGATATTTTGGGAGAAGAGTCAGATGAAGATGACGATGATACTGCTGACGATGAAGAGAATTCAGAGAATGTAGACGAGTCAACAGATGATATTTCTGAGGATGAAGAGGATGCTGAAGAGGAGAAAGAAGGTAGTGGTAAACCGGATACGAGCTGGTATGAAAACAATGGAGATGTCATAACAACCGGGATATTTACAGTTGGGAAAGATATAGAGGCAGGATCATACACGCTGACCAATATTGATGATGATGGCGCTACGGAAGTGGCTATATTTGAAAGTATAGATAACTACTTAGGATATTATCGTACAGATCCACGTTTCACTGTTGGGGAAGAAAATGATGCTATAAACGCTAATTCATATTACACAGAGTATTTATGGCCTGATGAGAGTTGCACTATCAATCTTGAAGATGGGAATATTTTAAAATTAGACAATACGAGAACTACTATAGTAAATGAGGGAAATGGGAAAAATGCTTTCAAGCTCGGTAAAGGCAAAACTTTAAAGCAAGGTATATATTCATCATCGCAAATTGAACCTGGAACATATATCATAATGTCGTCGGGTGAAGCTGACGATTGTAATAATACTTATATTGCTTTGTTTGAAAATAATAGTGCCTATAAGAAATTTAAATCAGCAGATGCATCTACTATAGGGAAGTTTGATACAGCTATATCTCAAAACGCCATGTTTGATACATATGCGAAAAGTGATGATCCATGCATGATCACAATGACAGAAGATTCGATCTTATATGTCGAATACGATGATTGTTATATTCAAAAGGTGACAATGAATTGGAGTAAGTAAATATTGGAATTAGAAGAGAGCTCTGGGAGAGAATCCTGGGGCTCTTTTTACGTAGAAAGGAGATTGATATTTTGGAGAATCAGAAAAGGAAGCGTGGGAGACCTGGGAAGGATGGGGCGAAACATCGAAGCATATTGATTAGGGTGGATGATGATTTTCGTGATGAATTGAAAGAATTATGTGAGATTGAAGGGGTGTCGATGACCGAATATATTATCAGAAGTGTAAGGCAATGCGGTAATTTGACACGATTTAAAAAGCAAGAAGAGGAGGAAAATTTGGCAGATTTTGGTGAATACGATTTCTATGACGATGAAACTGAAGATTTAGATGAGTAGTCCGACATGAATTATTGTATATACAGAAATTCGAAAATGGGTATTTATTGTATATACATAAAATCAAAAGTGGTATTTATTGTATATACAATAATTCGTAAAATTGCCAAAAACCTATTTATCGTATATACAATAAATCGTGAAGATCAGTAAAAAATGGCTAAAAATCGAGGTAAGTGTAACCTTTTTCGAAATAAGTATGTTTTTTTTATTTAATCTAATGCGAGGGAGTAAAAAAGGACATATATGTCTATTTTTTATATATTAATATAAATATAGCAAAAATTTTGAGAAAACACGAAAAAAGGTTACACCTCCGGTATTTTATGCAGAAAAAGAGGTAAACATGGGAGAATACAGAGTTGACGATAATTATCGTGAGTTTAAGCGGTTATTTCGATATTTTAAAGAGGACTATCCGGAACTATGGGAGAGAGGAACGACATTTGAACCGTATGCGTATCAGGAGATATTAATCAGAATACCGACAAAAGGAAAACTCATATATAACTCGGTAGGAGTGGACAGCGGAAAGATACGATGGATCGAGAAATATGAAAAGAAAGAAGAAGTTGATCGTTGGGATATGTATCAAAGATTTTTATCGGAAATTGCATATTATCAAGATATGGTAGGTATAACACAAGTCGATATTTCCAGAATCACTGGTATATCAAGAAAATCTATTAATAAATATTTATCCGGTGTCGTATGTCCGAAAGTAAGTACAATGCGACTGATGGCTGAGAAACTGGGAATTGATATTTGAAAGGAGATAGCATGATGACAAATGAAGAAATGCTGCTAGAGGATTTTGAAAAGAGATGCCCATGGATGTATAAGAAACTAGACGGATACTATTACGATGAAAATAGATGGCATGAAATAAGACTATATTTGAATGATGGTTCTAAGTACATTTACAATAATCTCGATAAGTTTCCGCATCCTATTGTCGAATTTAAGTCAATCACAGAACTTAACAATATTCAGTTCCTAAAAGGGTTCTCTGACAAAGTGCATGGTCAACTTCAAAAAAATAGAATGATACAGTATGAACTTGCGAAAGCAGCTGGTATTTCGGAGAGAACACTTAGCCGATATTTTACATACAGATCCATGCCATCCATTGATACAGTTTATCGAATTGCTGAGGCACTGAACTGCACGGTTGATGACCTTATGCCAAAAGACTATATCAGAACAGATTGATATTTTCGAACGAAGAGCTCTTGACATAAAATTCTGGGGCTCTTTTTTATTCGCGAAAAAAACATAGCCTTTTATAGAGAGAAAGAGAGGAATCTAACTTCCCCTCTTCTTTTTGCTTAAAACTATATTTTGGAGGTATATGGAATGGAAGAAGCATGGCAGAAAACTGACGGAAACTATGAGGTCAGTAATTTTGGGAAAGTACGAAATTCTAAAACTGGAAAAATGCTTACCAGTGGTCGAGAAGCTGATGGAACCAGAGTTGTATATTTATGGGTCGACGGTAAGAGACAAAAGAGGAGACTGAAAAGATTGGTGGCCGAATCATTCTCTGTCAAAGATATATCAGATGCATATGTACAAACGATAAATGGCGATGAAGAGGATGTCTGTTCAGATAATCTGGAATTGCGATCGAAATATAATGGAAAGAAAATTAAAGTTGTTGAAACAGGACAAGTCTACAGCTCTATTGACGAATGCAGCAATATTCTCGGAATCAGCAGATCAACAATAAGCAGGTGTGTTAACTACCCGTTTTACAGTAATCGATTGAACTATCACTTTGAGTACGTCGATTGATGTTATCGCATAATAATCGTAAAACCGTCACCGTCCCCGTGCGTTTTAAAAACATAGGCTTTTATGAGGAGAAAGGGCAAAATTTCAGCTCTTTCTATTTTTGTGTGTGGATTTATACAAAACCGTCACCGTCCCCGTGCGTTTTAAAAACATGCCCTTTTATGAAGAGAATAGTCGTTTTGACTGTTCTTTTATATTTTGGACTTTTAGCTCAGTTGGTTAGAGCATCCGGCTCATAACCGGGCGGTCCTGGGTTCGAGTCCCTGAAGGTCCATGTTTTTGAAAAGGAGATATATGTATGTTAGAAAATGAATATCAGAGTAGGCTCATTTGGAGAATCAAACATATGCTTCCGGGATCCATGATTCTAAAAAATGATAGTGGATATTTGCAGGGAATTCCTGATTTAACCGTTTTCTATAAAAGCAGGTGGGCGACATTGGAAGTTAAGGTAAGTGCTAACGCTAAGCACCAACCGAACCAAGATTATTATGTGGAAAGAATGAATAAGATGTCATATTCGTCTTTCATCTATCCGGAGATCGAAGATGAAATATTAGACGAGTTGATTATATTTTTAACGAAATAGATGTAGGAGGAATTATTCATGATTTTCGAGCAACACAATAACCTGAGAGGGAAACATGCATTTTTATCGCCGAGTCAGCCACAATGGCTGAAATATTCGAAAGAACAATTACGTCAGAAACGTATAAGTTCTTACTCTCAGCCAATGGGAACATCACTCCATGCGTTAGCAGAGACGCTGATAGCGAATGGTTTAAAACTGAAGAAAGGCGATAAACTTACAGTTTTATCTCATCTATTGACTGATGGAATTCCACGAGAAGTTATCGATATGGATCGGATTTACAATAACCTCATGACGTATGTAAATGATGCAATCGGTTTCAGACTTACACCGGAACAGGTCTTATATTATTCGGACGCATGTTTTGGGACAGCTGATGCCATATCGTTTAAAAACAACTTACTGAGGATCCATGATTATAAATCTGGTGTGTTACCAGCGAAAATGGAACAATTAATGGTATATGCTGCGTTATTTTGTCTGGAATATAAAGTGAAACCAGGAGAAATCAATATGGAGCTTCGCATTTATCAAAGTGACGAAATAATCATTTGCAATCCAACTGCAGAAGATATTTTGCCAATTATGGATGTTATTATTCGAGATTGTAAATATGTTGAAGAATATTCAGAGGAGGAATAAATCATGCATTTTACAGAGAAACCTCCGTTAGAGGAATTAGCAGCTGAAATATTGCATAAAAGCGATGATACGCTGGCTGATGATATACTCTCATATTACGGAACAGTTAATCAGATTCGTGATGATGATATTTTACACTATGGAACAAAAAGACATAGCGGACGATATCCTTATGGATCTGGAGAGAACCCATATCAGCACAGTGGTGATTTCTTAGCAGATATCGCACAGATGAAGAAATCAGGATTCACGTATACCGATGAAGGCGGTAAAACATGGACTGGTGATAATGCTATCGCTAAATCCATGGGTTTGAACTCTACAGAATATAGAAGACAGGTTTCATGGGCGAACTACGAGCGAAGATTGGATCAGGTTCAGAAGGCAAAGTCTTTACAAGCAGACGGTCTTGGAGCCACAGCTATCGGAAAAGAAATGGGAATTAATGAGTCTACAGTAAGGTCATTATTAAATCCTAAATCAGAAGATCGTATGACACAGGCTATGTCAACTGTTGAGCTTATTAGAGACCAGATTAAGAAAAAAGGGATGATCGATGTTACCGCAGGTGTTGAGACTTCTCTTGGTATTTCTAAAGAGCGTTTGAATTTAGCTCTCGATTATTTGGAGAAAGCCGAAGGATGCCCAATATATACTGGTGGTATTCCGCAGATCAACAACCCTGGCCAGCAGACTATTCAGAAAGTTATTTGTAAGCCTGGAACTGAACATAAAGAAATATACAACTACGATAAAGTTCATACTATCGATGAGTATGTATCTGATAATCAAGGTGATACATATCATAAGAAATTTACATATCCTGCGAGTATGGATTCTAAAAGACTTATGGTTCGATATGATGAAGATGGTGGTACAAAGAAAGACGGTATCATCGAACTCCGAAGAGGGTGCCAGGACTTATCTCTCGGCGATTCGCGATATTCACAGGTTCGTATATTGGTGGACGGAACTCATTATCTGAAAGGTATGGCTGTATATTCTGACAACATGCCAGATGGTGTAGATGTTATTTTTAACACTAACAAAAAGAAAGGGACTCCAGCCCTTGGTGATAAAGTTAGCGGAACAGTTCTGAAACCGATAAAGAAAGACGATCCTGATAATCCATTTGGCTCGGCAATTAAAGATGCAAAAGATGGAGGGCAATATTGGTATACGGATCCGAAAACTGGAAAAGAGAAACTCGGACTTATAAATAAACGAGCTGACGAAGGAGACTGGAACGAATGGTCGAATGCCTTACCGTCGCAGTTCTTAGGTAAGCAGTCATTGACTCTTGCTAAGAAACAGTTGGATCTTGCGCGTAAAGACAAGCTGGCAGAGTTCGATGAATATATGTCCATTACAAATCCGACTATCAAGAAACATATGTTGGAGAAGTTTGCCGATGGATGTGACTCAGCAGCTGTACATTTGAAAGCCGCAGCACTTCCTGGGCAGAGATACCATGTAATTATACCTGTCAATACCCTGAAAGATACAGAGGTATATGCGCCGAATTATGAAACCGGAACCAAGCTTGCCCTGATTCGTTATCCGCATGGTGGAACATTCGAGATACCGATTCTTACGGTAAACAATAAACACAAACCTGCAAGGGATCTGTTGGGAACAGACGTCTCCGATGCTATCGGTATTAATCATAAGATTGCTGAGCAGCTGTCTGGAGCAGACTTTGATGGCGATACTGTAATGTGTATCCCAACTCACGATGCTGGCGGAAAGGTAAAGATTAAAAACAAACAGCCACTTGCTCAGCTTAAAGATTTCGATCCTAAGCTCGCGTATGGTGGAACAGCAAAGAAAGGCGAGGACGGCGAGATTCGCTATTATCGTAACGGACAAGAGTATCCTATCATGAAAAACACACAGACTCAGATGGGAATCATATCAAACCTGATTACTGATATGACTCTTGGAGGAGCTACTGAACCTGAGCTGGCACGAGCTGTTAAACACAGCATGGTTGTAATTGACGCTGAGAAGCATAAGCTCGATTATAAAGCGAGTGAAGTCGAGAATAACATCGCTGCACTGAAGAAAAAATACCAGATTAGTATTGATCCTAAGACAGGTGAAGAGAAACTGGGTGGAGCTTCCACCATATTGTCTCGAGCAAAAGGAGAAACATCTGTAGATAAACGTCAGGGATCTTATAAGATTAATATCCCGGGAACCAAGGACTATGACCCCACCCGACCGGAGGGAGCTAAGATATGGAAGACTGCAGACGAACTATGGTATCCCGACAAGAAGTATGATACAAAGACAGGAATTGTGACTGTTCGTACAGCAGATGGTAAAAAGGTATCTTATAATGTTAAGGATAAAGCAGAATACGATAAGTATAATCCGGTACAGAAGATCGACCCAGATACTGGGGAGGTTACATTCACAAATGCGAATGGCACCCTGACATACAAAGCTAAGAAGCGTACCCAGGAAAGTACAAAGATGGAGGAGACCGATGATGCGTATACTTTAGTATCTAAAGGTCGTCATCCAATGGAATTAGTGTATGCTGAATACGCTAACGACATGAAACATTTGGCGAATCAGGCGCGTATGGCAATGGTGAATACGGGAAAGATACAGTATTCTGCAACTGCTAAAAAAGAATACCAAAACGAAGTAAAATCCCTTCTCGATAAATTGGATAACTCCGATTTAAACAGAATAAAAGAAAGATCTGCACAAAGAAAAGCAAATGTTGAACTTCAACAGAAGATGAAAGAGTATTACGAAGAGAATGGAGAGAAACTGAAAGGCGAAGCTCTTAAAAAGATTGGTCAGCAGGCTTTGTCCAAAGCAAGGGAAGAAGTTGGATCTATTTCCAGAAGAGAAAGAAACGTGGAAATTACAGATCGTGAATGGGAAGCAATTCAAGCAGGAGCAATAAGTGAGAACAAACTGAAAAGCATTCTCAATAACGCTGACATTGATAAGCTTCGAGAAAGGGCAACACCTCGTTCTTATAACTCTTTATCGACGGCACAGATCGGAAGAGCTAAAGCGATGGCTTCTTCAAACTATACTCTTGAAGAGATAGCTTCCAAACTTGGTGTGTCACCATCAACAATCAGTAAAGCATTGAAAGGAGTAAAGTAAATCGATGACAGAAACAAAAGTAACATTGACAACGATCGATAATCCTTTCGATCCGATTGACAATTATGATGAATGGTTACACTACGATGAAGAGAAAGGGTATTACACAAACGCTTATCTTGCTCGAATCGCTCAAATCGAAGCAGGAATGACTCAAAAGCAGGAAGATGAAGAGATTGAACGAGCGATTGATGAAATCGTTTCAGTAAATCCTTTGGGAATCTATAAAAAGGTGAAGAGGGATATCCCATTCATCTATTAGAGGCCCGGGGGGGGGTCGCCAAAATTACACCCCCTCCTGCATCGCGCGCCTCTTTATTTTTTCTCCGGCGGGATATTTGGCGAAACC